ATATATCCGATTAGCAGGAAGGCGAGACTATAGCTTATATAAACTTTATAAAGCAACTTATTTAGATCTTAGTTACTTCAAGGATATTGATTTAGACATAATTAAACAAAACCCACTGCTCGACATACAACAAAACAAAATATATTTCAAATACGAAAGCAATTAACAAATGGCAATTTCATTTAAAAACACTAAAGGCAAAGCACAATCTAACAAAGTAGAAGCATTCGAGTACAAGGATGGTGAAAACACCGTTCGTTTGGTTGGTGGAGTGCTTCCTCGATACATTTACTGGGTTAAGGGTGCTAACAACAAAGACATTCCAATTGAATGTTTGGCTTTTAGCCGTGACAAAGAAAAGTTTGATAACGTGGAAAAAGATCACGTTCCAGCCTACTTCCCAGACCTGAAGTGCTCATGGAGCTACACCGCTAACTGTATCGACCCTAAGTCTGGTAAAGTTGTAGCAATCAACTTAAAGAAAAAATTATTCGAGCAGATCGTAAGTGCAGCAGAAGACCTGGGCGACCCTACTGATCCAGATACTGGTTGGGATGTTGTGTTTAAGCGCACAAAGACCGGCCCACTGGCTTTTAACATCAGCTACGACTTGAGCGTGTTACGTTGCAAAGCACGTAAACTTACCGCAGAAGAACGTCAAGCAGTTGCTGAAGCCAAGTCTATTGACGAAAAGTACCCTCGCCCAACTGAAGCTGATGTATTAGCATTGTTGGAGAAAATTACTACTAACACTGATGACGGCGATGCAGGCGATGAAGCTGCACAAGAAGCTGTTAAAGAACTAGGTTAATAATAACATAGCCCGCTAAACGTAAAAGCTTAGCGGGCTATTTTGTCTCATACTTATGAAAATACTTTTCACAGCAGATGTACATATTAAACTAGGTCAAAAGAACGTTCCCATTGAATGGGCTCGCAATCGTTTTCAGATGTTTGTTGAACAGTTTGCAGAAATGCAAGCAGACGCAGACTTAGTTATCATAGGCGGAGACATTTTTGACCGCCTACCAACAATGGATGAAGTAGAGCTTTACTTTGACTTTGTAGAGTCATTTACCAAACCAACTCTTATCTATCCAGGTAATCATGAAATGTTGAAAAAAGACACAACATTCTTGAGTTATCTTAAAAAATCCACACACCGACTAAACCCACTAGTATCTCTTATAGACGACTACTATGAAAATTGCGGATTTGGTGTAGATATTATTCCCTACAACAAGCTAAAAGATTTTGAAAAGCATGGTCAAGAGTTCAGTGGACGTATCTTGTGTACACACGTTCGCGGCGAAATTCCTCCGCACGTTAAGCCAGAAGTAGACTTGGATATTTTTAGCCGCTGGGATGTTGTCTTAGCCGGTGACCTACACAGTTATGAAAACTCTCAGCGCAATATTCTTTATCCTGGTAGCCCTTATACTACTAGTTTTCACCGCTCCCCCGTGGATACTGGCGCTATTATCCTTGATGCTGATACTCTCAATCATGAGTGGAGAAAGTTCAAACTCCCGCAGTTACTCAAGCGAACAGTATCGGCGCAAGAGGCCGCCACCTCCGCCACCGCCACCACCTTTGATCACACAATCTATGAAGTGCAAGGGGATATGCAAGAGCTCGGAGAGCTTGAAGATTCAGAACTTATCGCCAGTAAAGTTATTAAAAGGGACACGGACTCTGCATTAATGCTAGACCCTGAAATGTCTCTTGATGCCGAGGTTAAAGAGTACTTAACCTATATCTTAGAACTACCAGAACCAACTATTGATAAGGTTCTACAGGAGATGCAAAATCATGCAGACAAACTCAATTAAATCAGCCCAAGTATGGTCACAAACAAACTGCCCTGCTTGTAATGAAGCCAAACGCTTGCTAGAGCAACGCGGCGTTAAAATTGAAGAGTGTATGCTTGGCATCAATGGCTACACTAAAAAAGACTTAATCGAAAAAGTTCCTCATGCTCGCAGTGTGCCACAGATTTTCCTAGATGGTGAATACGTTGGCGGACTGCTTGAGTTAAAACAAAAACTAGCAAATGATAACAATAAAAACACTAACATGGTCTAATGCTTTTAGTTACGGTGCAGACAATACTCTTGATTTTTCGTCTGCTCAATTAACTCAACTAGTTGGTAAAAATGGTCATGGTAAAAGCTCTATTGCCCTAGTACTTGAAGAAGTACTGTTTAACAAGAATTCCAAGTCTATTAAAAAAGCAGATATACTTAACCGATATGTAAAAGATAAATCTTATAGTATTAGTTTAGTATTTGACAAAGACGGTACTGAGTACCGTATCGACTCAAAACGTGGGACTACTCAAACTGTTAAACTTTATAAGTCTGGTGTAGATATTAGCGCGCACACTGCTACACAAACCTACAAAAATATTGAAGAAATCTTAGGTTTTGACCATAAAACATTTTCGCAAATTGTTTATCAGTCAAATGCAGGTAGCCTAGAGTTTTTAACTGCACCTGATACTGCTCGCAAAAAGTTTCTTATTGAAATTTTAAATCTAGGCAAGTACACACGAGCACAAGAAGTTTTTAAAGAAACTGCACAAGAACTCAGCAAAGATATTACTGCAGTTCAATCCCAAGTTAGTACAGTTAGTGCATGGTTAAATAAGTATGCAAAAGCTGACTTAACACCAATGACGCTAGAACCTGTAAGTACTGTGGACGCTGAGCAGTTACTAAAACTAGAACAATTATCAAGCAGTATTAAAAATGTAGAATCTACTAACAAAAAGATTTCTCAAAACAATACTTACAAGCAGCTTCAAAGTAAAATCAAGCTATTTCCTATTCCAGACAAACCCACTGAGGATACGAAACCGTTACAAACAGAAGCTGGTAAACTTAATACCGAGTCAGTAGAGCTTGCAAAAACTGTACGCGATTCGCAAGCATTTGTTAAAAAGATAGGCGCACTGCACGGAACGTGCCCGACTTGTTTGCAAGAAATCAATGAAGCAAAAATTGCTGAGTTAGTTGCTGAACAACAAAAAATTCAAGATGCTGCGCGTACTAGTAGTACTAAAATTACTGCAAGAATCAAAGAACTTGATGATATACGTGCTGATATTGCAGAGCGTACAAAAATATGGGAAACCGCTAATCGTGCAACTGAGGAGTGGGAGAAGTATCATGCAGTTATCGACAACACAATGCAAGAAGATTTGCTTGACAAAGAACAACTTGAAGCACAGTTTACAGAACTTCAAAATAGCATTACCACTCTAAAAGCAGCTATTGCACGTGCAGAAAAACATAATACTACAGCCAGTGCACACAATACCAAAGTAGAGATAATATCAAAACAAATGGTAGAAATGAATGAAGAACTAGAAGCTTATAGCGAAAAACTTCATAAGCTATCAGAACGCATGAGTATTGTAAATGTATTAACCAAGACTTTTAGTACAACTGGACTGGTTGCTTACAAAATAGAATGTCTTGTAAAAGACTTAGAAGAAATTACAAACCAATATTTAGTTGACTTAAGTGATGGTCGATTTCAGATTGGTTTTAAAGTTTCGGCCAGTGATAAACTAAATGTAGTTATTACGGATAATGGTCGAGATATTGAAATACTAGCACTTAGCGGAGGCGAGCGTGCTAGAGTAAACGTAGCGACGTTACTTGCTATTCGTAAACTAATGCAGACATTATCTAGCTCACGTATTAACTTGTTAATACTTGACGAAACAGTGGAAGCACTAGATGTAGATGGCAAAGAGCGTTTAATTGAGGTTTTATTGCGAGAAGAGCACTTAAATACATTCTTAGTGTCTCATGGCTTTAGCCACCCACTACTAGAAAAAGTTAATGTGGTAAAAAGCAATAACATATCCCAAATAGAGGTATAATATGATTAAAATTGAACAACTAAAGAATGGTGCTAAAGCTACCATTATTCGTAACGATGTGGCACAGCCAGTGTACGTTGGCATGAATGTGACAAATGACGAATTAGCTAGTTTAGAAATTGAACTTGGCTCGGTAGTTTACACAATAGACGAAACAGAAATAGTTGAAGTAAGTGCTGGTGTTAATGCACCACAAGCACCTGTTGACACTAAAAGTCAAGAGCAGAGTGCCACTGCCGTAGAAACTTCAGTTGAAGCGGAAGCTCCGGTAGTCAAACCAGCAATTGTTAAACCTGCGCCACGATCAGCTAAAAAATAATGGCTGTAGATGCGCGAGCTAAAGGTGCACGAACTGAAACCACAGTTCGTGACCTTTTAAAAAAACATACTGGACTAGGCTGGGAACGAGTGCCTGGTAGTGGTGCTCTTGACCCTAAACACCTGCTAAAAGGTGATCTTTACGTTCCTGGTAGAACTAACCTTTGGTGTGTGGAAGTAAAAGGTTACGCGGAAGATCACCTTACCAGCGCTGTATTAACAGGAAAAAATCCTCAATTAATAGAGTTTTGGAAACAAACTATACGTCAAGGCCATCAAGTCAGTAAACAACCACTTTTAATCTTTAAATATGATCGCAGTAAAGTATTTGTGGCATTTGAAGAAATGCCTTCAACTAATCGCTATCGCTATGTTTTTGTAAATTGTGATGAACACGAGTTTTTTGTTGCACTGCTTGAAGATTGGCTACAACACGAGCAACCACAATTTGTGACTTGATTAATCAAGGTTATTAGTGTATAATATACACTTAACCACAAAGAATACAATATGAGTATTACATTTAAAAAAGCAACAGAATCAAATAATACTTTGCTAATTGTTGATGCACTAAACCTGGCTTTTCGCTATAAACATAGTGGAGCCACAGATTTTGCAACAGATTATATTCGCACAGTAGATAGCCTAAAGAAAAGTTACAAAGCTAGTCACGTTATTATTGCTTGCGACCAAGGTAGTTCTAGTTATCGCAAAGGACTTAGCCCTGAGTACAAGCAAAATCGTAAAGACAAACAAGAACAGCAAACTGACGCAGAGCGTGCAGCATTTGAAATTTTCTTTGAAGATTTCCTTGCAACTATTCAAACCATAGAAACCACAACCACTTATCCTGTGTTACGTTTTCAAGGCGTAGAGGCTGACGATATTGCGGCGTATATTGTTTCGCAAAAATCTAAACTTAGCACTGACGACATTTGGCTTATTTCAAGTGATCGAGACTGGGATTTGCTTGTACAACCTGGTGTGTCACGATTTAGCTATGTTACTCGCAAAGAAGTAACCCTTGACAACTGGGACACTCACTATGAATTTAATCCAGAAGACTACATTAGTATTAAATGCCTTACTGGTGATACTGGTGATAACGTTGCTGGTGTTCCCGGTATTGGGCCTAAGCGTGCTGTTACTCTTGTTAATGAATGGGGTAGTACTTATGATATTATCGCTAGTATCCCTATTTCTGGTAAATACAAATACATTCAGGAATTAAACAAGTGTAAAGACTTGCTAATGCTTAACTATCAGCTAATGGATTTGGTAACACACTGCCGTGAAGCCATTGGTGAAGACAATCTCAAAACAATCGACGAAACCCTAGAACTTTACTTAAAATGAATAATGGATATTTAATTGCCAGCGGCAGCTGCATCCCAGAACCCGCAATCGCTTGCAAAATCGAACCTGGCGCTAAGCTCCCAGAGCGAGCACATCCAAGTGATGCCGGAGCAGATTTGTTTTCGCGTGAAAACTGTGAGATTTATCCCAACGAACAAAAACTTGTTGATACAGGAGTAGCGGTCAAAATTCCACGAGGGTTCGCGGGCTTTATTTTCAATAGGAGTTCGCAAGGGAAGAAAGGGATTACAATCCCTCATAGTGTTGGCGTAATAGATGCTGACTATCGTGGAAATTTAAAAGTTTTGCTAAAAAATATTGGCGAAGACCCGTACGTAATCACGGCTGGCGACCGAATCGCACAGCTTGTGGTACAGCGTGTAGAGCTTCCCACATTTTACGATGCATGGAACGATACACAACGTGGTACCGGCGGTTTTGGCAGTACCGGACAATAATATGCGTGAACTAACTACAGTAGCTGTAGCTGTTGTATCTATTATTGCAATGCTTGTAGGATATAACCTATATACCCACGCAGAAAACACAAAGGCTTACTACACCTGTCTACAAGTAGTAGAAAAAGTAGCACAACAACAAAATAATTCAGATAGCGGCATACGTATTGTATCTATGCCGACTTGCAGTATTAGATAAAGGAAATCATGACAGCAGTAAGCACACGAGCACAAGTAATCACACGTCGTACGTATAATCGCCCAACTTCAGACGACGGAAAACAATTTGAAACATGGGAAGAAACAGTAGCCCGCGTTATTGACCATCAACAATGGTTGTGGGAACGAGCAGTCGGACGCGACTTAAATGACGTAGAATACGCAGAGCTTTACGATCTTGAGCAACTAATGCTAGATCGCAAAGTTGCAATGAGTGGTCGTACACTTTGGCTTGGTGGAACCAATGTTGCCAAAACACGTGAAGCGTCACAGTTTAATTGCAGCTTTACGCACGTTGAAACAATCTATGACGTTGTTGACGTTTTATGGCTATTGCTACAAGGTTGTGGTGTAGGTTTCAAGCCAATTGTTGGTACACTAAATGGCTTTTCAAAGCCAATTAAAAATATTCGAGTAGTACGCTCAACACGTACCGAAAAAGGCGGTAATGAACACAATACCGAGACATTTGACCCAAACACTAAAACATGGACTATTCAAGTTGGTGACAGTGCAGAAGCATGGGCAAAATCCATTGGTAAACTACTGGCAGGTAAGTATCCAGCGAATACTCTTGTTCTTGATTTTAGTCAGCTTCGCCCAGCTGGTGAAAGGTTAAAAGGTTATGGATGGATTTCCTCAGGTGATGCTGCAATTAGTGCTGCTTATACTGCTATCGCCAATATACTTAATGGTCGTGCTGATAGTTTACTTACTCGGATGGATATTCTGGACATTGTTAACCATCTTGGCACTATTCTATCCAGCCGTCGCAGTGCTGAAATCGCACTTTTCGATTACGGTCAGCCGGAATGGGAAGAATTTGCGGTAGCCAAAAAAGACTGGTGGTTGCACAACAATGCTCACCGCACACAGTCTAATAATTCGCTAGTATTTAAAGAGAAACCACTTAAAAGCGACCTAGAACGTATCTTTGCAATGATGGTTGAAGCGGGTGGTAGTGAACCAGGGTTTATTAATGAAGTCGAAGCACTACGACGCGCTCCGTGGTTTAAGGGAGCCAATCCATGCGTTGAAATCTTACTCGGTAACAAAAGTTTCTGTAACCTTACCGAAACTGACATTGCCAAGTTCAAAGGCGACACTGCCGGTTTGCACAACGCTATTCGACTGGCAGCTCGTGCCAACTACCGACAAACCTGCGTTAACTTACAGGACGGTATTCTTCAAGAGTCTTGGCACCTTAACAACTATTTCATGCGACTTTGTGGAGTGGGACTAACTGGTATCGCTATGCGTCCAGATATGGGTTCTTATGACTATGAGTATTTGAAGCGTACTGCAACTGGTGCTGCTATTGGCATGGCTCAGGAATTGGGTTTACCAGCTCCTAAAAACATTACCTGTGTTAAGCCGTCAGGAACATTGTCAAAGATCATGGATACTACCGAAGGTGTGCACAAGCCGCTAGGCAAGTACATTTTCAACAATGTTCAGTTCTCTAAGCACGATCCAGTAGTTGAAAAGCTACGTCAAGCTAACTACCGTGTTATTAACCACCCAGTCGATGATTCGGGAGTATTGGTTACATTCCCTGTTGCTTGGGAAGGCGTTCCCTTTGATGTGGTTGAGGGTAAAGAAGTTAACCTTGAAAGTGCCATTGTGCAACTAGAGCGTTATCGCCTTATCCAAACTAGCTGGAATCAACAAAACACTAGTGTTACGATCAGCTATGACCCAACAGAAGTTCCAGGTATCATTGACTGGTTGTTAGACAATTGGGACTGCTATGTTGGTGTGAGTTTTATCTACCGCACAGACCCAACTAAAACAGCCAAAGACCTAGGTTACTTGTACCTACCACAAGAAGTTGTAACCGAACACGATTACAAAGAATATGTTTCCACCCTTGGCGTTGTTGATTTGAACAACACCAACTCTTTTGATGAAATCACCGATGCCGAATGTGCTACAGGTGCTTGCCCAATTAAATAATATGACACAACCTAATCCAAACCCAACTTTCACGTTTGAACTTAATCTTGAAGAAGCTAATATTATTTTAGCCGCTCTACAGGAAATCCCAGCTAAAATCTGCAATCCTATCAGCGAGAAAATCAAAGCTCAAGCTCAAGAACAGATTGCTGCTATGCAAGCTCCACAGGCTGCTAACGAAGAAGCTCCTACTGAATAAAACTTAGCCAAAAGAAAAGCCCCCGCGTTGCAAAACTCGGGGGCTTTTTTGTTGTCAAAATTTGTCAGGGTGCGCCAATGCAACCATAACAAAAAGCCCTTAACTATTGCTAGTTAAGGGCTTTTCTTTTAGCCGTCTAATTTACTCATTAACTGAGCTATAATATTAAGTTCTTTAGCGTCTTCTCGTTCGCGCATAATTTGGTCTCGTTTTTCACGACTCCAACTAAATCCGCCATCTCCGCCCCATAAGTCCCAAGCTACTCGACCTTTTGATGGAAAACCCTCTTCGCCACTGTTAAAACCAGTGGCTTTTTTATCTGGTTCATGCCGACTAAAAAAGCTATACATTCGTAGCACGGTACTAGCGCTTAGGGGTTCACGGTCTTTTAGTTGATTAGCGCGAGCTAGTCCAACTAAGGTACCGCCTGGCTTGCCTTCTTCTTTCCACTTTAATGCACGTCGTGCGGCACTGGCCATGCCTTCCGTGGGCTTATATGTTTCTGCCATATGTTCCTTAATTATTGTAAGCTAAGATAACTTGCTTACACATTTGACTTCGCACAATATCACTATCTTGAAATGTTACTACTTCAACACCAGGAATACCACTCAAACGCTTGGTGGCGTCTAAAAGTCCACTATCAGTAATATCCGTTTGTTTAGGGTCACCACTTAAGATAACTTTGCAATTTTTGCCAATGCGCGATAACAGCATTTTAAACTCTGTTTTGGTTAAGTTTTGTGCTTCATCAACCAAGATAATGCAGTCTTCAAAACTTGCTCCGCGCATAAATCCCAGCGGTTTAGGGTCGATATCTTTGACTTTTAGCGAGTATTCGTAGAAGCCTTTGCCCAGTGCTCGTGTAAACACTTGATCAAAAGGTTGCAAGTATGGTGCGTACTTTTCGTCAAGCTCGCCTGGTAAAAAGCCCATGCCTCGCCCAGTTTCAACATTGGGTCTGGTAAGTATAATTTTATTGATACGTTTATAATATAGCTCAGCAGCTGCATAGCTGGCAGCAATAAATGTTTTGCCAGTACCTGCTGATCCGATTCCAAAAACTATGTCATTTGAGCTAATAGCATCCAGGTACTCGCCTTGGATGAAGTTTAGTGGTTTAACTTCTTTAAATGTGTAATTTCTGGAGACTTTGGGCACATCTTCGCCAGCTTGTTTTTCAGCACGCCAAGCACTTTGCTGTTCACGTGTTGGTTGTTTGCTTGACTTTTTTGCTGGGAAGGTGCGATGGGTTTTACCACTATTTCTTGCCATGAGGTTCCTTGGGTTTGTAAATAGAAAAATACTGCTAGGTATTTACAAGTTTAAATTATACCAGGTCTAGGTTTTGGTGTCAACCTAGTTTTTAGTTTTGTGGAAAGAATTTTGCTTCAGCGGCTCGTCTACGTACTAGGCCAGGCAGTACACGGCCACTGCCCTTGTTCCATAAAAGTAATTGGGCTTGTGCTTCAGCCCAACGTTCTTCACGTACACGGCGTGCTAGTGTACTAGCGCGGTAACGTGGACCGCCCAAGTTATAAGCAAAATCTGTAAGAGCTCCTAAGAGCAATGGATATTTAGCTACATTAGGTGTGGCACTTAATACAGCAGGCATATAGTTGTAGGTTATTTCATGTATTAACCAGGCTAGTGCAGTTTCACGAGATATATCCGGATGTACTGCTGTAACGCGACTACCATCCGGCTTATAAACAGTACCATAACCTATAGTCCAGTATCCTGCTGGACATAAGTATGGTGTACTAGAAAAGCCTTCAAAATGTATGCATAATTGTGTGGCTAGCTCAACTGCCTTTTCGTTCATATACTCGTCCTACAAACCAGAATGAGATAATCATGAATAAGATAGCAATATCGTCTTTTGTCCATAATGCAACAACTACTTCATTCCAAGGAGCTCCTGCTGCAGTAGCCATTGAGTACAATGCTGCTTTAACTAAAAAGTAACAGCCTAGAAATAGGTAAGTTGTGGTTGGGCGAACTAGTGCATTAATTGCAGCTATAAACCAACCAGCAGCTTGTGAAGTTTTAGACTGTTCTTCAATAGCTGCACTAATTGCTTCAAACTCTTTGATGTTAACTTGCTGATCGCCTTGACGAATTGCAGCTTCGGCTTTGGTTTTTGCAAATTCGTGTTCAAGAGTCAGCATTTTAAGCTCATGCTCTCGTTCATTTTTGCGATCAAAGATTTTCATGGCTTCAGGAGCAAGGCGGAGTAATCCGCCAAATACTCCGCTTAGTAGTGTTTCTATTACCATTTTAATCCTTTAATAATAATGCTTCTAATTTAGCAAGTCTAGCTCTAAGTTCTACTACTTCCTTGGCTAATTCAACTGCAGAAACTAAAGCTGCGTTACCGTATGAAACTGATAAAATTCCGTTACTATCAGTTATTACTGCTTCTGGCAATATTTGTTGTAAACTTTGTGCAGATACGCCAACCTGCACGCAAGCATTATCTATTCTAGTGTATGTACCATTTTTAACAAGGGAAAGCTTACTAATAAAATCATTAGGTAAATTTTTCCAATCCTTTTTAAGGCGCTCATCAGAGTATGCAGTTACATTGCTTTGTGCAGTAAAGTTGCCAGAAGTATCAGATTGCCAACGATATATATTAGTACCGTTAGACCAACCACCTAAACGAAATACGTTATCTGTATCTAAACCTAAGTTTATAGCATAAACAGAAGTTCTGTGGAAAGACATTATAGCCCCACCAGTACCAGCGTTTTGAATTTGAAATTGGTCTGTTGTACTACTGCCAACTGTATTGGTAGTAGTTTTACTAATTGTAATAGTGCCAAAAGTAGTAGCAGTAGAAGTAGTAGCACCTCTAGCAGTTACAGTAGCTAAAGTATCTGTTTCAGCACCTCCAGTACTTGGTGTATAAACTTCCCATGCAGTGTTACCGGCATTAACTCTTATAGATTGGCCAGCAGCTGGAGTTAGTGCTGTATAAGTATCAGCAGTGTTAGCCACCAATATAGAGCGAGCAGCAATAGCTGTAAGACCTGTGCCACCTTTTGCAACTGTTATAGTTGGTAAATCTGCAGCAACTAGTGTACGGAATGTTGGTGTTCCAGCGGAGCCGTTGGGAGCAACTAGTACAGTATTGGCTGTTTGTGAAGCAAAGTTTGAAGCCGTAACACTTAGTGTACCACCAAGAGTTAAGTTACCAGAAGATGTTACAGTTCCTGTTAGTGTTAAACCACTTACAGTACCTGTACCCCCTACGCTTGTTACAGTGCCAGGTGTAGCTGTTATTTGGCCTTGTAACTTTCCTAAAGCTGCAAGTAATGTATCGGTTGCAGCTAATGCAGTATTTGTTCCGGCAGTATAACCAGTAATTGCAGATGAAAGTGCAATATACGAACTAGGATTTGTTGCGTTATAGGGTGTAAACCCAAGCCCTGTTGTTACTTGCGACGAAGTAATAGTTCCGCTATAAACTCCAGTAATGGTTGCCGCAGTACCTGTAGTGTTCTGATTTAGGGTCGGAATGTCGGCAGCAACTAGTGCTCTGAATGTTGGTGTTCCTGCAGCACCGTTGGGTGCAGCTAATACAGTGTTAGCAGTTTGCGATGCAAAGTTACTGGCCGTAACACTTAGCGTACCACCAAGAGTTAAGTTGCCAGAAGATGTTACAGTTCCTGTTAATGTTAAACCACTTACAGTACCTGTTCCACCAACACTAGTTACAGTTCCTGTTGTAGAACTAGTACCTGCTCCAATAGCTGTACGAAATGTAGCAGCATCTAATGTACTTACAGTATTATCAGCATTGATTCTTGGGAAAGCAATAGCAGTTACGTTAGTTAACTTAACTAAGTTTTGACCTAATGTAGTACTATCATTAATAGTACTTACAGGAGTGCTTAATGTACCACCAAGAGTTAAGTTGCCAGAAGATGTTACAGTTCCTGTTAATGTTAAACCACTTACAGTACCTGTTCCACCAACACTAGTTACAGTTCCTGTTGTAGAACTAGTACCTGCTCCAATAGCTGTACGAAATGTAGCAGCATCTAATGTACTTACAGTATTATCAGCATTGATTCTTGGGAAAGCAATAGCAGCTACGTTTGCGAGAGTAAATAAGTTACTACCTAGTGTAGTAGCTCCTAAGCTAGTACGGCCTGTTGATGCTGTTAAACCTGTTGCTCCACCATCCCAACGTAAAGCATTAGTAAACGCAGCATCCCAGTTAGATTGAGAAGCTGTGGTTGGGATTGAGTAACCGGAAGTTAAAGTTACGTCTAAAGTACCTGATGTTGTAATAGGGTTTCCGGATACGGTTAGTCCGGTAGGTACAGTCATGTTTACGCTGGTAACAGTACCTGCACTAGCGGCGGCATCTAAAGGTAGAGAAGACCACCCTACTATATTGTTTTTTACAACCCTTTTATATAGCAAGGTGGGAATGGTCGGATTATACCACTCATCTCCGATAGATGCACCTACAGGCTCAGTAACCGATATTGTATGTTTTAGAGTTTCTCTAGATGACATCTATTTTTCCTTTATTAAGCCTGAGCTTCAGTCCAGCTTAAACGACTATTAATTGTATTAGTAGCTGTTGCTGTAATATTTGTACAACAAATGGTAATAATATCTGGTCCGTCCGGATACATATTTAATGCAGTATTTGGAACAGTTAAACTTGTACCGCCACCTAAAATACTATTTCCAATGTCTCGAACTTGAACCAAGTCTTGAGAAATAGCGCCAGTATTTGAAGTAAAGAAACCAAAGATTGATTCGCCACCGCTAATAGTTTGTCCAGCAGTGTGATAAGCAACCTGTGCTAAACTTGAACCACCTACTGCAGCAAAAGTTCCGCCACTTAGTCTACCATTCAAGAAAATTTCAATACGGAAAGCAGTACCTGTTGTGTATACGTCCATTTGACGAAGGGTCAACTGCATACGGTTAATGATTTCACGTACGCCTAATAGACCTGTTAAACCGTTATCAACAGTAGGAGCAATACGTAAACTTAAAATAGGTTGACGCACACCTTGTGCCAAGTTATTTAACGCAGCATTATTACCAGCATTAAACACCAAAGACTTATCATCATCATAGCGTCCATCCATAATAACTGAACTACCCCAGTGGCTGACTGTACTAGCTACTTGTGGACTAAATAACTCTACTTGAACTGGCGCAGTTGCTGAGTAGTTGAATGTAGTAGCTCCACTACCTCCAAGTTGTCCACGAGCTGCAATAACTAGTCCTGTTGATCCAACTTTTGAACTATAAGTAATGTATTCAATAGCCCCACCTGTAGCAGCAGCTTGTGTTAAAAATGCAGTACCACTTGGTGGCCAAGTAGAAACATCCGCAACAGAAATAGTTGCGCCAGTAGTAGCAGAGTTAAGTAAAGTTGATGTTATAATAGTGTATGGAGCTAGTGTATTTGTCTCGTAACGTGCTACCAAGTTACCAGAACGCATATATGCTTCTGTATTAACGTTGTTGTTAGGGATACGGTGGCAGTAAACTACTTCGCCACGATTATTTTTAAATCCAAAACGAATAGCTCCTGCACCATACCAAGTATAATCCACATAGAACATCTGCATCTTAGATAGATCTAGTGTCATTAAGCTATGCCCAGTTCCGTCCATTTTATCAATGTTCCATGAATTTTGTGGGTATCTAGTATTGATGGTTTTACTAACAACACAATTGGCTGCTGTAACTCCGCGATATTCTGGATAAATGTAAGCTTGTGTATCGCTCGTAATTGTTTGAACAATATAGCTTTGACCGCGAATAACAATCCAGTCACCAGGTATTAATTCTTTTGAGAATTTAGTGGCTGTACCTACTAAGCTATTACTACCTGCAGTTACTGAAACGCTTCCAGATATTTGTCCTGTACTAGAACGTCTTACACAAAATAATGTTTGTCCGTCAAATTCAAAGTAAAAACCGTTTTGGTGGTCAAACATACCTACGCGGTTACTAGCTCCGTACCAAGTATGCGGAGCTACTGTGATTGGCCAACCAGTGGCTGGACTAGCACTAGGGGCTGATAGTGCGGTATACGTAAATGTTAATGCATTAGGAGCAGTTACTACAGTAAAAGTTCCATTATAGGCTGATTCTGTGGCACCACTTACTCTTACTACTGCACCAGGTAGTATACCATGAGGGTATTTACATGTTACTGTAACTGTTGTGCCGCTACTGGTTAAATTATCCAAAAATACTGCTGGCTTTAAAATACTACCAGTAGAAAACTGAATCCCTTTACCAGATTGGTAACGGAATTGACGTCGTGTTTGACGAATAACTTGATAACCTTGATATGGGCTTACATTACTAAATTGCACTCCACCATCAAATGGTCTGTGTTGTACATAACCCATTGGACGAGCATACACGCTGTTGTTAGCACCACCAGCTAAAGTAATAGTACCTGTAAAAGTACAAGCAAATGTAAACGTATTATTAGTAGGAGTGGTTGCTACAGTCCAACTAGAGTTTAATGTACCGGATGCACCTGTTGTACCGGTAATATAAAAAGTATTACCTGGCTGAAATCCATGACTACCAGTAGTAGTTACTGTACCAACTGTACCTGATAAGGTAATACTAGTTGTAGGAATACCTGCACCTGTATAGTACGCACCGATAAATACAAATGTTTTAGTCGCATCAAATAGTGCAGCAGCTGGTGCAATAATAGTAGAGTAGGTAAAACTAGTATTAGCAGTTACGGATTCAACAACCCACCAACCATCGGCATTGGCAGTATCAAGAGTACCTTGAATAAAAATTGGTAAGCCTACGGTAATACCAGTCGTATTGCTAATGGCAACCGTTACTACTTTACCGCTAGCAGTTACGTTAGTAATTTGATACGAAGTAAGTGTAGCGCCTGGAAATGTTAGATCACTTCTTGAAGTATTACTAATACCCTGTGTAGCATCATAAAATGCACATGGGCGGTTATTCATCAAGTTTAAGCTTTCCCACTTAGTAGGCTGTTGACCATACTCAAAGTCAGTATCAATTAACGACTGTGGAGTACTTACGCGCATCTTATCGACTGGATCGCGCATTACTTCTGCTGGCATAATTTCAGTATAGGTTTCTTCAACCAAGATACTTAATTTGTCGTTAGAGCCCATTGCAGTAGTATTATAGGCTAATACTATTGTTGTTGTTTCTTGCCCAGTAACTGCATTAGTAGAATTAGTGTAGCTAGTTGCAAGTAGTGCTGGATCACTAAAGTTATATAGAACGGTACCGGTTGTAGTATTAGTAATTAGTAATAACTGTTCTCTTCGAATATTTTTGCCAGTTACTACAATTGTTCTTGTACTAGGTGTGAAAGCATAGCTTTCTAAAATTACGTGTTTTGCCATTTTAAATTAATCTCCAAATGCAACGGTTGTTGCGGAATACGGGTATTTTTTAGTCTGGACTACTGTTGTTCCAGGCGATTTTTGTACTAATAAAGCGCTCTCTCCTATATCAGGAGGATTATATAAAATTACCTTATTATCTCTAACTCTAAAACCCTTGACTACATCATATTCGGTTAGCCATGGATAGGTTAAAGTTTTCACATAAGGCGTTAATTTTTTACCGCTTACTACAACTTCTAAGTTTTTAGAATCCGTAATGGTAGTTACTAGATCTTGATCTAGTTTTAGATCAAACGCTCCGCATACACCGTCAAATTGTGGAGATATGTCATTCAGGATAACTTCTTGAAAATATGCAGCTGTTAGCTGCACCGAGCCATCTTGAAACTTTATACCGTTTTTTACTTTAAATTCGTTTGCCATTCGCTTCCCTATCCACGAATATGCAGGGCACTAGGCCCTGCTAAAATTACACTACCATTAAGGTGCGTTGAATATTGATTGTTGCTGAGGTGGCAGCACCCATTGTTACTAATAATCTAGCATTACCACCAGAAATATCGCTTGTAAATGTACCTAATGAACTACCGGATTCAAGTACGGCATATTCTGTCATTGTGGTAGTCGTACCATTGTGTAGTACCATAATTTCAGAAATTTGATAGTTACTACCTTGTGTAATTTGTACTAAATATTTAACTGCACGATAAGTTGCAATAGCCCAACTATCTGTTGCAGTAGTAGTTGTAGTAGCTACTGTAGCTTGTACAGTATCGCGAGCACTAATAATTGTGCCGGCACTGTTAGTGTCAACTAACATACCTTTTAATACAAGGTCTGCTCCAACTGCAACACCGCCTGTAACAACTAAAGCACCTGTACTAGTGCTTGTGGCATTAGTAGCATTAGTTAGTGTGATTGCTGTGGCAGTTGTAGCTCCGCGACCAGTTACAGTAGCTAGTGTATCAGTTTCAGTATAGCTGGTTAGATACGTGTTAGTATCAATGGTGTACGTATCTGCAGTAGCACCGCGTTTAATGAAACCAGCACCTGCTGTGGTCATTAAGGTTGCAAGAGCAGTTAGTGCTGGACCTACTTTAATATCGTAAGTTAAATTACTTGCTGTATTAGCGCTAAATCCTGTGCTAGTTCCCCAGGTAACTGTGGTGTTAGTAGCACCAGCAGTACCAACGCTTACAGCAAATGTACCATTATTAACACTTGAAGCTAGTGCAAATGCGCTAGCATGGTTACCATCAAGTAAATCAGCGTTAAGGTTAGTTACTAAAGTAGTAGAAGTTACTGTTAGCGGTGCAGTACCTGTTGCAACTGTAGAAACTAACGTAGGAGCAGAAAGTGCTACGCTTGAAGTCCATGAGTTTGTAGCATTTACCCAATTAAATGTCTTGTCAGTAGTACCCTTTAAGGTAATACCACCACCATCTGCACCCGCATCTGTTGGGCTAGCAACTGAACCTAACTCTAGGTTTTTATCGTCAACGGTGATTGTTGTTGAGTTAACCGTAGTAGTTGTACCATTTACAACCAAATCGCCTGTTACGGTTAACGTACCACCAATGTTGGTTGCACCACCAACGTTAAGTGCACCGCTTACACCAACACCGCCTGTAACTACTAGAGTACCTGTGCCTGTGTTTGTTGAAGCTGTACCGCCTGTTAGTGAGATAGTAGCTACGCTGGAGGTAGCTCCACGACTTGTTACTGTTTGTAAAGTATCAGTTAAGGAAGTTAAATACGCTACATTTGATCCGCCTGTAACCAAGCCTTTGGCATTAACAGTAACGTTGTTGTATGTGCCAGCAGTAACACCACTGTTAGCTAATGTAAGTGTAATTGCAGTAGTACCGCTACCAGTTGCATCACCAGTTACGGAGATGTTTTGGTTAGCTGTTAGATAGGTACTTGTATCAATTGTATACGTATCTGCAGTTGCACCACGTCTAATGAAACCAGCACCTGCTGTTGTCATTAATGTGGCTAGTGCTGTAAGTGCAGGACCTACCTTAATATCATAAGTTAAGTTACTCGCAGTATCTGCACTGAAACCAGTACCAGTACCAATTGTAACTGTAGTATTAGTTGCTGCAGCAGTACCAATACCAAGTGTTAAAGCTCCATTGTTAGGAGCTGCTCCAGCTGTTGGTAAGGTTAGTGTAATACTACCTTTACCAGTAATATGTCCATTAGCGTCATATGTAACGCTAGGGATGTTGAATGTGCCGCCAGCAGTAAGTGTACGTGTTACACCGCCTTCACTTGCAGTACTTGCTGTTACTGTGTTGCTGTGTGCAAGTGTAACAGCACCAGAGCCATTGTAAGGGCCGCCTGTTAAACCAGCACCAGCAGTTAAACTATTAGCTACGCTAGGAGCTGCAACCAGTAATCCACCAGCATTATTGAATACGTCAACGGTACCAATTCGGACACCGTCTTTAATTTTAAAAGCCATTTAATGCTCCTGTTAGATAATACGTCTAAATTTAAACACATAATTAGCGGCTGACGCATTGGCTGTGTTTGAATAGATCTGAAGTTTTAAGTTATTGATATCTGCGGTTGGAGTCCTATACGTTCTTAAGTATAAAGCCCCGTCCCCACTACCGCCGGCACGGTGTAGTGTAATCTCATCAGTAGGTAGTTCCATGGCAGAGTTAGTATCTCCACTGTACCAACTCATAGTTCCTGAATAATATTCGTTATTATTGGTTCCGCCTGAGCCAGTATCATTAGCAAATAGTTGAACTATATAAGTACCGGTTGTAAGATCATTTGATTTAATTCCAGTATCTTGCCAATCTGTAGTCATTGTTAATGACTTGGTAATTACAACTATAGGGTCAGCCATGTTAAAATACTCAATAGTATTTGTGGCTGTTTTAAAATATAGTTTACCGTCTTGGTAATTAAGCGCTAATTCCCCGTAAGCTAAATCAGTACTAAGTGGTACTTTATTAGCAACGGATGACTTTTTAATAGTAATCTGTGCCATGTGAGCCCTAAAAAGGATTTAAACAAGGCTAAAAAGCCTTGCTGTTATTTAATACGTTCCGCCGTCTATTTGTGCAACAGTTACCAGCCCAGCAGTTACTGCAAAATCAGTACCATCAAATCGTGCTAAACCTGCTACACTAGTACTAGCTGTTGGGATTGCTGTAGTAGAAACCGCAGTTACCAAACCTTTGGCATTAACAGTTACTGTCGGTACAGCTGTAGCACTACCAAAAGCACCAACGTTTGTGTTAACAGTTGCTAGTGTAAGTGCTGCACTAACCGCCGCAGATCCATCAAAGTTAACTGTCCAAGACGCATCACCAGTTGCTGTAATAGCACGAGCAGTAGCAAGTGCACTAGCTGTTGAAGCGTTACCGGTTAAGGCACCTGTGAAACTTGTAGATGCAACACTTGTTAAACCAGCTAATGTAGTGCTTGATGCGCCCAGTGCAATTGCAGTAGTACCGATGGTTACACTGCTATTCGTTAGTTTTGCATTGGCAATACTACCTGCCAGCATTGTGTTAGTAACTGTACCAGTATCTCCAGTTGTTACAACTGTACCAGTTGTTGCTGGTAGGGTAATTACTGTTGTACCTGCGACTGCGGTTGGTACAAGTTGAACGGTACCCGATGTAGCACCTGGTAGTGTTACGCTGCTAATACCGGTTAGTGCAAGGTTAGCACTGGCGCGGTTTAGGGTAACTGCTGTTGTACCAATATAATGGGTATCTGCGCGTAATGCAACTGTTGAGTCAATTGCAATTGTTACTGCACTACTACCATTAAAGCTTGTTCCGCTTAAACCTGTACCGATTGTTAAGGCGTTAGTAGTATTTGCAGTAACTGTAATATCTGCACTACCGTTAAAACTTACGCCGTTAATGTTACGAGCAGTTTGCAGTGTGGTAGCTGTACTAGCGTTACCAGTTAATGCACCGTAAATGTTGGCAACGTTTAAACCTTTGTTAAAGTTCCAGCGATCATCTGCGCTTGTGTAAGTAAGTGTAGCTTGTGTTGTTGGACCAGCAACCGTTAAACCTGCGCCATTGGCAGCAGCAGCTGTGGTAGCATCTTTGGCTAGTGTTAAATTAACATCACTAACGGCAACTGCTGTGGAGTTAATAGTGGTTGTTGTACCTTGAACAGTTAAGTTACCTGTGATGGTTGCATTACCTGCTACGCTGATGTTAGCGGCCGTAATGTCGTCTGAACTTAGCGTACCATTAACAGCAACGTTATTAAACGTTACGTTGTCTGTAGTACCAACTGCTTGACCAATTGCAAAACTAACTTGGTTGTTTGTTACTGTTGTAGTAACACCAGTACCGCCAGCAAATGTTAGTGTATCTGTGCCTAGAGCAACTGAATCAGTGCCAATTCCGCCAGCAATGTTTAGTGAAGTACTAATTGAAGCAGTACTTACGGCTGTAACTAAACCTTTTGCGTTAACAGTAATAACTGGAATTTGTGTAGTACTACCAAAAGCACCAACATTTGAGTTAACTGTAGCCAGGGTGATTGCAGCACTTACTGCTGCACTACCATCTACAGCACTTAGTGTTGCAGTTGCATCACCAGTTAAACTCAAGTTACGGGCTGTAGCCCATTTTGTTGCTGTTGCTGCATTACCACTTAATGCAGCAGTAATTGTACCTGCTACAAAGTTACCACCTGCGTCACGACGAACCAGTGTGTTTGCCGTGTTAGCAGCTGTGGCTGCTGTAATTTGATCAGTAAAAAACTTACCACCAATAACTATGCGATTAACTGCATTGCCTGCAGTTTCGGTGCCCATACCGATGTATAAGCGATCTCCACCGTTTGAGCCGTTATCCGCTAAACCAGAGTAGGCTAATTCACCGGCACCAAGGACTGCTGGATTACCAGAAACCTCTGAGCGTTTTATCTTAATAATAGATGCCATAATTTATCCTTTAAAATTGGCCTGCTTCTAGTATCTGGTTTTCTAATAATCTAGTGGCCACCCACTTGGAAGTATTAGATGCATACACTAATGTGGCACCATTTACTAAATTTGTTTTGTCTATGTCGGAAGCCTCGGAGATTTTTGCATTATCACCAGGCGGTCCCATTATTCCTGTTACTACAACTCCAGTAGTATCAGAGGTAACTACCACAACCTCTTGTTCTGAAACAAGTACGCTTTCTAAAACGTTTTCAGGATTTGGTAGTACGCTGCTTTCTGTTGCGACTACTATTTTATCCATTAACGTGTTACCTCGCGCTCTAATGATACCGAACCTTTTGCAAACGGATAAACTTCTCCAGAACCTGTATTAACGAACTCCAGCAAGTATACTGCACTTGTAAAGGCAAACGCTGTGGTTGCTGAATCTGGAATATTTAATGTAATGGTTTTGTAAGTATCGTTAAATACTATTCCTGAATTTTGTGTGGTTAGTTCATGAATAATTGTGGGTGAATTAACTTTTTCACGAATTTGCATACGCGCAGTTAGGTTATTAAGCTGTACTGGCTTGTTATACTCCAATATACCGCCGCTTGTATAGGCTGTAAACCCAAGCGAATTTACTTGGTTAAAGGTAATTGTGTCGGCGGTAGTTTCCGTTGCAATTTGATAATCTAACAAATTGACTTCTTTCATGCCACCAGCACCAGTTACGCGAGCACGCCAACCCAAGGGTATACCGTGGTTTGGTGCTGTTATTACAACTGGAGCACTTTTTGAAATATTTGTAATTGGTACGTATACTTTTGTAGACGATTCCCAACGCAATACTTGCTTAAACGTGCTGCCCTGATATATTTTTAAATTTAACTTAATTGGTGCTGCCATCTGGTTCTCCTTTGTGTAGCACAGATTGCAGGCGAGCTACTTCTCGGGTAAGAGCAACAACTTCTGCTTGTAAACACTGATTTTCAACTGTTAGTTTTTGCAGTTGAGTATTTAGGTTGATTACTTCATTGTGCAATCTTCCTAGCTCTACACTAAGCTGAGTATTCTGCTGAGCCATGCGTTCTAGTTCGGTGTGCATTAATGAGATAATAGAGCTTTCAGCACTGTTGCTTTGCCAATCTTTACGCAGTTTTTGCACACCAACAAAAACTGCAATGACTGCTAGTGCTACTGTGCCAAGTACTTGAAGCACACTCTCGGGGTTTGTTTCTAACATATAATGTTTCCTCTCATTACTAGCAGGATGTTAGTGTAGTATCTAATGGTTTCTAGGGATTTAGCGATTTTAACGGCTTAGGGTCGTTAGCCGAAAAAATACGAATACCCATAAATAATTTGTACTATTATAACATAAGAGCACAGTTCTTGCAACACAAAAAAATACCTACCCTTTTGGGGTAGGTATTCTTATACTTAGTTAACTTTTGTTTTTAAAGTATCCAATTCAGCTTTTAACTCTTTGATAGCTTCTACTAATAAACCAACCATGTTACCGTAAGATACGGTCATTGTTTGATTTTCATCAGTCAAAGTTATTACTGCTTCTGGTAGTACTTTTTGAACTTCTTGAGCAATTACACCTGTTTGCCTATTGCAAGAAATATCTGTTCTATCGTACGTTATTCCGTTTAGCTGTAATACTCTATTTAAGGCGTTATCAATTTTAGTAATATTAGTCTTTAATCTAATATCAGAAGGAGCTGTAATACTTCCGTAAGCAGTTATATTACCAACTACTAAAAAGTTACCTCCAGGGCCCATCGATCCGGAGTACACGCCGTTATTTGTAAAATTAGTGTAACCATCCGCAGTCCAATATAATCCTGTGTCAACAGCCCCGTCAGCACTAAAAGCTATGGAAGGTACTGTAGCTGTACCGCTAGATATTTTTATTTGTTTTACAAAAGCTTTTACACCATCAATAGACTGATCACCTGTTATATATACACCGCCAGTCACGCTATCAGCAATACCAGCAGTATCTGCTTTTCCACTAATATTGATTGCAAATTTAGCAGCTAGGTCTGCCCAAGTGGTTCCATTCCACTTACGCCATTTTGATGCAGCATTTGACCAAGCTATTGAATCTACAGGCAAATTAGTAGGCGAAGTATCTAATCCTTTTACTAAATCTGTAAACTTGTTGTTTATGATCTGTAGTACGTCAGTATATGTTGAGGTTATACTAGGTACTGGTGTTGTTGTACTAAAATCTGCCATTATTATACTTCCTCTATATTTATACTTGAAGCATAAATACTATACATTGGGTTTGATATAGTAGCTAAATCTGTTAGTCTACCATATATCTGATAAGTTTGTTCTTTTGTTGGCTCACTGTCTTCTGGAAAAAGTGATACATATAAGGATTTTTTAATACCTATAGTTCTTAGAATATTAAACAAAATATCTCTGTCTGATTGTACCATGTAATTCAAATCAAACGTTAATTTTTTATTACTAGTACCTATATCAGTAATAAGATTGCCTGTTTGACTTCTAGTATGTGTACTTGAGTCATTAATACCTACGGATAAACCAAACTGAGTATTATACTTTGGGGACCAATAGGTACCGGATATAATTCTAGATATTTCTAAATAGGTATCTGTATTTGCTGTATCTACTATATCTATGCGCATAGCTATACAATTTGATTGTTGCGGTATATATCTACGTGCACAAGAACCACCACCAAAAGCATATCTGTAATTAGAAGTTTCAGTTGTGTAAAGATTAGTTAATACTGCTGGCACAGCTACAGCTGTACCAGAATCATAAATCAATGTAGCAAACGTATTGTTTGAATACAATCTTATTCTCATAGTTGCAGTAGCACTTAAATTAGTGTAAGGTAAAACAACTGCGGAAATAGTTTGAGCCGTAGCCCAAACTAAGTCTATAGTAACAGAAGTTACAGCCGCAACAGATCTCCAAACTAAACCTTTTGTATCTTTTTTAGTATTAGCTAGTGGATACCCGGAACTAGTACTAGTAGATGTAATTGTAGTAGCAGTATCTGCTACATTATTGAATATTACTCTTAAATTATTGGCCATTTAACTACCTCTTACTGTCCACGATACTACCTGTGCTTGTCTAGTACCAGAATTATCAAACACATAAACTCTCATAGAGTTAGGATACATATAGATTGCACCGCTGCTATTAGGTTCGGTTGTTGCTACTGTAAATGTAGTAGCTGAAGGCCTAGTTACTATAGTGTATACTTGGGCCGGTACTGCGCCACTTGCTGAAGATAGGCGCACTTTTTGTCCAGGGTATAACTTATGGTCAGTAATAGCTCCGGAACTACTACCGCTGGTTATTGTAGCAGTTAATACTCCTGAAACAATACTGTAAGTACCTGTAAATATTTCATCCATAAAACTATATACACAGTTTCTTGGAGCTGTACCTGCAGCGGTTAAGTTAATAGAAGATATGTCTAAAAACTCATTATTAAAATTAACGTAGTTACCGCCACCACCGTCAGGGTCAGCAACAGTAGTAGTTACTGTACCGGAGTCTGTGCGTAATTTTGTATCTAATCTTACATTAATACCTGTTAGTAAATAAACACTTCCTAGATTAGTAATACCGTCTCCAGTACCTCTAGTGGCAGTAATTACCACTCTTATAAATCTAAAATTGGTTGCAAATATGTTTGTTCCGGCTACTGGTGTACTGTAAGTTATTCCGTCTGCAGAAGTGGCAATAGTAGTACCTATACTAGTAGTGCCTATTATATTTGTTCCTGATAAAGATACAGTAATACTAGAACTACTTAATATTAGATTACTGCCACTGCCATAATCAAATATTTCTGTGTAGCTAGCTGTTGCTGTTCCTGGCTGTATGTATACAGGGTATTTTGCTGAAATTTGACTACTTGGAGTTGTCCAAGAATTATTAGTAAAATGTTGTGCCCAAGTTTCCGTTGTATTAACTGGGAAAACTAGTGCTGATGATTCTACTACCGCGTTTACTTTAGTGCCTGTAAATGTAGAATTAAATTCTTTATTAAAAGTAAAGTCTGCAGCTTGTTGAACTGTAGCAGGTATAAATTCGGGAGTTGATTCGTTATTATCAGTATCTACTGCCGCTACCCAATAAACATAATTACCTTTTACTAATTCTTGTAATGTAGTAAATTCTCCAGCTTTTGTTCCAACTACCGTTGCGGTGTTCCAAGTACTATTAGAAGTACCTCGCTTTATTAATGCGTGTGCAATAGGTAAGCTAGTTTTAGCTGGCAAAGTCCAAGATAGTTGAACGTTATTATCAATAATCTGCGCTTTTAAATTAGTTACTGGATTAGGCGGTAACTTAGCTATTGGTTCTGAGTACCCAGTACTACTATTACCTAAATTATCTATTGTTTTAACTGTAAAAGTTTTATTACCTAACCAATCTGCTGGAAGTATAATTAAGTTATCACGCACAGAAAAAGTCACGTTTTGCGCAAGTGATTCGCTGTAGTAAGTTATTTGGTATTCTCGCAAACCAAATGGAGGGGCTACAGGATCCCACCTTAAAGTTATAGTAGCATTAGTTAAACTAGTATCTGCATATTCATACTTTAAATCAGTGATATTAGGTGGAGCATCTGTGGTATAGCTTGTACTAGCAGAAGTTGCTGAATACAATCCACTAGTATCAAATGCTCGAATGTACCAAGTAGTGCTTGTATTAATACTGCTTGGTGGAATTAAGCAAGAGTTAGTTGCTCCACGAAATACATAGGCATTATTAGTACCCCAATTTGTATCAGCAGTACGTACTTCATAACCAGCTATGTCTGCGTCTATGTTTTTATTCCACACTAGTTTTATATCTGCACCATACACCGATCTTGCTAGTCCAGTTGGTACTGAAGGTCTTAGTGTTTGACCACCTATGGATATATCTGTTGTATAAGTAACACCAAGATATGTTAATGAAGCTCGTAAAATAGCTTCATCAGCAGTTAAATTAAAGTAGTTAAGAAACGCTACTCTATTACCATCTAATATTTGTTGTGTAATAGTAGACGCACCAGATACAATAGTTATTGTTGGAGTACCAATTAGCTGACCGCGTAAAACTGCAGTAATTCTGGCATCTGTAAGATTTGGCACACCGTTGGTAACTGTAAAAGATGCTATATCTGAATACAGTTCTATATAATTGGAAGGTACATTTACTAATCTAACTGCGGTATTACTTAGAGTTATGTCTCTGTCGTTTAAAATATTTGCCATTACACAAGCACCTCTACTGTAACTTTTCCTGTATACCAATCTGTTTGTACAGATACAACTTGAGCAGATTTAGTTGTTGATAGTCCAAATCTATAGTGAGTTAGTTTTATCATTTCACCAAGATTAATATTTAAAAACTTTGGAACACACTCAAACCTAAATATAAATCTAGGAGTCTTCCATAAGTTTAATCTTCTGGTAGCTTCATTCAATACTTGGCTGCTGGAGTTGGTTAGCATTAAAGTATTTATGGGGTCTGGTTCCATAGATAAGTTATACATACTTCGTACCACTGTATCTTCTGCGGAAACATAATAGTACTCTTTTGAGTACATAAGTTTATGTTCTTCTGGCAGTCCTGTTAATAGTTGGGTTTGTACAGTCCAATTTTTTACATAGCCTAATTTAACACTAGCTTGAACAGGTATTTTTTGTGATATACTTAAAGTGTTGCGTACAATATCGTCATCCGTAATACTTTTACTTCCAACATCCGTTACAGGAGAAGTTAGTTTAAGCAAAGTTATTTTACCAGATTTAGTAGAAGTAAATTGAGCACCAATAGAAGCCGCTATTTCTTGACAAACACTGATTATATTAGATTCTTGGGTCAGATATATACCTACGGGCTGTTGGTGTAATAAATCAAAGTCAGAAAAAGCTACTAAATCCATTTCTGCAGGACTTACTAAAACATTTGAATATTTTACTATTATCAACTGTATAATTTTTGCAACAGTACTAGCCCAATTACCAAGCTGTAAGGCTCCAGTAGTTCCGTTGACCGTATTTTGCTCTCCTTGTACAGAACAAGTAATTACTCCTATAGGAGCACGCAATAATCTAAATGTACCTGTTGTTAAGTCTGCAATATATCCTGTTGTAGGTAGTAGAGGTACGCCGTTATCTCTTACTTCAATTAATCGCTCAATAGGGCCATTATGCACCATATAAGTTAAAGTAGAAGGATCTGTTTGTATTGGAGTTATATTATGTACTTCGCCAAAAATTAGCGGACGTATTAAGTCTTTGTTTGGCCCTGTACCGCCTACTTTGCTGGTATTAAAAGTAGTGTTTAATTTTTGTGTTAAACTACGGATAGATATGTTTATAGTATTACGATCACTAAAACTAATATCTGATACTACTCCTGAGTATATCTTTGTAAAGTTATCTCTGGAAAAACGTGGGTCTCCGATAAATATATTTATAGTTCTATTAGACCAAACATAGTTCATCCAAGAATCATATTCACCGTTAGTATTATCTATACTAATATCTCCAAAAGATAAATTAGCTTGCCCATCTATTGGCAATGATTCATTATAAGATAAACTATTCTTTAAAATAGGTAAATATGAAGTATTTGCAGGTGAGTCTGAGCTAGAAGTATTATAAGCCTTATTACTTATATAAAGTAAAGTATCTGTACCATTAATATTAACAGTTACTTCTACCAGAGTGCATCTTACTGCTGTATCACTTTCTAGCCAGGCTTGAAATTCTGCTGCTGTTAGTGCCATAAAAATCCTTTCTTGACTACTTCTAATCTACTATAGTATAATAGATTAGAAGTAGTACCAGTTGCCTGGTACTACTCTAGGCTTGTTTAAATTAAAGCGTTTTGACGAACTTGGTTAGCCCATGCCTGTTTGGCTGCCGCATCTGTAACACCCTCCGTTACTTGCTCTGCGTTTTTAGTTTGCGCATCGTAAGTAGCATTTATCAGGTGTCCTGTCTCTACACTTTGTTGGTCACGAAGTCTTGCTACTTCTTGACGTAAGTTTCGTACTTCTTGGATTAGCTGTTGCTGTCCTGAGTTACTTGGTCCTGCAACAAACATACCAGCAGTTTGATCTGCATCGTAAACTCGGCCAGGTGTACTAAAGTCTACTAGTTCAGGGCCCATTTCACCAACCAGTGTTAAACCGCTTACGCGACCACCACTAGCTGCTTGAGGAACGCCGGCAATTGCTGCAATATTAGCATTAATAGATGTTAATAATGTAGTATGAATACTTAGCGCATTTAGCTGTAATTCTGCCACACTTGCACTAGCTCCAGCACTTATACTAGCAGCGTCTAGCTTGCTTAATACAGTATTAAAGTCTGTGGTGTATGCTTCGCTTGATGCAAAATAAGTTTTAGAAGCTTCTAAGAAATTCTGTGCTGAGTTTGTTACATTTGACATAGCAACTTTGTCACCAGCCAATGCTTGCGCATACGTAGTATCAAACTGAGCCTTAGCTTCAACGTACTTTTCTGCAGGAGTAAGAATAGAGCTTGCTCCAAGTAGCAATGAGTTTTTAAACTCACGAATTTGCACAATAAAATCGCGGAAACTAGTTGCCGCATCTTTTAGTGCTTGACTCTGAGAATCTATTACATCCATTACTTCGATGAATCCAGGTGCCAAATCCATTAAACTTTGGTAAGTTTTCTGGGCATTAGTATCAGTTAGATCTAAACTTTGTACTAGGGCTTTAAACTCCGCTTTAGTATCAACACTTGCATAGCCTAGGGCTGCAAGTTGTTTAACTACTGCCTTTTGCACAGGTATAGCACGTTCACCTTCAGTAAAGAAGTTTTCAAGGAAATAGTTTGACTGCTCTAGAAACTTGTCAAGGCCACCAGCAATGTTAACTAAATTTTCAGTTATTTGCATAGAAGTCATTCCAACTTCCAATACAATGCTGCTTGCACTACTTAAGTTGCTTAATTGTTGTAATACCTTTTTATTGGAATCAATAACACGTACAACTGTTTCCAGCATGCCTTCGCCAAAATTAGCAAACTTTTCAAATTCTGCAAAAATAACTAAACTTGTATCGTCTAGTACTGAACCAATTACTGCGCTTAATTCTGTTGCAAAAGCTTCACCAGTTAATCCACGTAAGCTTGCCATTTGATCTACACGAATCTCAGACATTGCTTTTGTTACTACTGCGGCATCTTTACCAGCAACATCTGCTATTTCATACAATAAATCTGAAGCATATCCAAAGGCATTAACTAATGAAGTAAACGCTTTAGGGTCTACAACATTTAACTCCTTGAATGCAGTATTTACTGAAGTGCTAGTGCCGCCTCCAATACCTAAAAATCCGCTACGCTTTACTGTAGTACTTACGGTTTCAAAAGTATTTATTGTACCTTCTACTCCATTTACTAAGTCTAGGAAAGTGCCTTTTAGCTGTAATCCAGAGTCTACTATACTCTTAGAAACACTCTTGCTAAATAGTCCGCCTATTCCAAGTAAACCGCCGCTAGTATTAGTGCCTTCTACAACCCCACTCAAACTACCTGCTCGTAAGCCTGTAATTTTGTACAAACCTTTAGCAGTAGTATTTAATGCGTCTGCTAAATTTTGTAAAGAGCGTAGCATTTTATCGTCATACTCTAATCCTTTTACACTATTATTGCTAATAAGTTCTAAAGAATTAGCGATAGATTCTGACTTAGCTTCTGTGTCACCAAAAACTCCGCGACGAACTTGAACTTTATTACCGGTGCTATCATAACCCATTGCAGTGCCTTGAGTTTCTTGACGTTGTTCTGATGTAGGCACAAAAGGAGCATTGCTGCTTCCACCACCTTTACCAATTTTTGCAAGTATACCACCAACAAATACTGCCATTGCAGCCATTCTAGCAAAAGCAGTATATGGGTCGCCTTTACCTTGTTCAACAACTGCTGTAGCACCACTTACTACGGCTTCTTCGCCTGACTGAGTCATTCTTAGAATACTATTAATAACCGATTGACCAGTTTTATATAAGTCCATAGCTATTTCTTCGGCCATCATTACCATTTTATAGGTATGCATAGCTTTTTCCATAGTATCCAGTACTTTATAAGCCCCAGTTTTTTCTTTAAATACCTTTTTAGTAGAGCTGATAACTTTTATGTTATCGTTTAACTCGTCTTTTGCGTTTTGTTTCTTTTGATCGGCTAAAGCTTTTTCTGCATCTTTTATTGCTTCTGGGTCTTTATCTTTTTTAGCACTATCCAATCTCTTTTGTAGATTAATTTCTGCTATTGCCCTATCTGAAGTAGCTTTAGCTACATCTGCTAAAGTAGTAGCTATTGAACCTAGGTTTACACCTACTTCTCCAAATACTTCTTTTAATGTTTCTGCAAAGCTAGTACTATCTTTAATTAACCTATTAAATACTTCTTGTTGTAAAGAAGCATCTTTTGTAGCTGTAGCAATAGCAACAGTTTTATTAAATAAGGCATCTGCTTGAGATATAGCAGAATCTCTTCCTGCTTTTTTTACTTTTTCTTCATCTAAAATACGCTGTATTTTTTGCTGACTATCTTGTGTAATACCATCTTCGCCAGTATCAGCTGCTAATATCTTTCTGATTGCAAAAGTGTTAACAGTAGCTTGTCTCTCAAATTCTTGATTAGCTTGTACTTTAGCGCGTTCACGCTCAAGTGCAGCTAATTTTAAATTTGACTGATATTCAATAATTGCTTTAGCTGTATCGGTTAAAGATATATTTTGCAACATAGCAGCTTGTACGCCCTGTTCAGTTTCTAGCTTTATCTGCTTTAGCTGTAGTGCACTATCTATATTTACTTTGTCATAATCGGCTGTTATAGTATAAGCATTTTCTTCTCTATTTAATCGCTCTACTACAATAGCACTTTGTGCTTTAAATAGATCTAATCTAGATTTATCTAAATCCTGTAGTTTTTGTGTATTAGCTAGGTCTTTTGATGAAGTAAACGTTGAAATTGCACTTTGTAAGGCTACTTCTCTATCTGCTTTTGGTAACACACTGGCGCGAATTGCTTGTTCAGCATATGTTTTTGCTATATCCAATAATTTTTGTTGATATACTAGATCAATTTGTGTTTCACGATTTAGAGCTATCTGGTCATTTAACTGAACTTTTGCGTCTAATCCTACAGAGTCTTGTTGAGCAAGTAGGTTCAGTCTATCCCCGTCCAATTTAATAGCATCTTGTTTTACCTTAAGTAAATTTTGTTCTTGTTTTATACGTGCTGCATTGACCTCTATTTCACCTTGTAACTGCTCTGATAGTTTTTGCTGATTTAATTGTTTTAATGAATTAGTATATTCTACTGTTCTTGCAGCTAAGTCTTTTACTTGGCCACCTAAACGTTTTCCTATTTCAGTATTATTTTCTTGCTCTGTTGCTAGTAACTTTAATGCTTGTATAGGATCTTTTACAGCGGTTTCTAGTAAAGACAATTCTGCTTTGGCGGTTTTTAAATTAGCTGCAGCAACTTCTTTTCCAGCATCTCCTGCATTAGACAAACTGGTTTCAGCTGAAGTAACTTTTTGCTGTGCAGAGCTAATTACGGTGGCTGTAGTTAGCTCTCGTAATGCTTTGGTATTAGCAATTTGAGCATCAATTTCCTGAATTTTAAGTTGAGAGCTTTTTGCTACTAATTCTGGTATTGCATCAAAAGAAGCGTATGCACCTTGTAGTACTTGTGTACTAGCTTTAGCTAATTGTCCTGCTAATCTAATACCTAATTGATTAGTACTATCAGCTAATGCTTTGGGTAATGTTTCTTGGACTTTTAACGAAACTTTTTCTAGTTCTACTTTAGCTTTAGATGTACGTGATTCTGCTTGAGTTAAACTTCTAGCAGTTTCACCTCGTTGACGACTCAATTCTTGTACTGCTGCATTAAAAGCTTCTTGGTCAAAAACCATTTGACCATCTATACTTTCAGTAAATTTACTAGAATCAATTTTCTTATTTTTTAATAAATCTAATTGTTCCCCTAATTCTTTTACTTGTTTAGAGCCTTCAGAAAACTCTCGTTTAAAAGATTTAGCTTCCTCAACTAATGGGATTAGTTCGCCTGACATATTACCAAATATATTAGTGCCTTTACCAATACCTTCTAATGCAGTAACTAGACCATCTACAGATTTAGTTATGCCTTGAGATAGTAGGTTATCTAAATCATTTAAGGCATTTCCACTATTAATAGCAAATAATGCTATGTCATCTGTAACAGCAAACTTTTGATTTATTTTTGCAATTTGATCGGTTATTTTAGTATAAGACTCACCAAATTGTGCACTTGCTACGCCGGCAATCTTTGCTTGCGTAGCTAAACCAAGTAGAGTATCCTGTAGTTTTTGTATTTCAATAGAAGAAGCCCCTACTCTTTTAGCTCCGGCAACGATATTATCAAAATTTACTTCTGTAATATTTAATTGATTTTTAACAGTATCTTCTAGAGCTTTTTTTGCAGCTGGATCATCAATATTTTTTAATGCAGAAGTTAACTGAGTAGCTATGCTTTTTCCGAAATTACGCCCTACTCCGCTTAAGCCAATTCCTTCTTTTAACTGTGCCCACCAGCTTTTGTCAATAGCGTCTTGAGCTTCACGAGCAGCTTTGTTTACTTCTTTAAACCCATCAGCAACTTCCATTAAAGCATTTCCTCTAGCCTGTACTGACTGTGAGGAAAAAGGATCATTTTTATAAATAGCCTCGTAAGTTTTACTAAGGTTGTCAGCACTAGATTTAGCTTTATCTATTGCGCTATCAAACTTACCTACTTGTTCTGATGCACCATCTAAAAAACTATCGAAGATACTGTATAGAGTAGTTAGTATTCCTATAACACCTAAAAACTTATTAATGGCAGAACCTACAGTGGCTAAAGCGCCACCTATTGCTGCTGCACCTGCTTTTACACGTAAAGTAAAAGCTGCCCAACCTACAATGCCTTGCTCAACGATTGCAGCATTAACAGCAACCATGGCTCTTGCTACGCCTACTAAACTTGCTTGGTAGGCTGCATTACTTACTATAGAAGCACGTACTGCTTGTCTTTTAGCAGCTTCTGCTGTTTCCATAGTAATAGCTTCTATACTATACCATTTTAAGTTTTTCTTTAACTGTTCTTCTTCTTTTTTAAGAGCAATATCATAATTACCTTTTTCTTTTTGGTAATCACGAACAGCTTGTGCTGTATCTCTATAAGCTTTTGCCTGGTCTACTAAACCACGAGTTTCCAAACCTTTTGCAGAAGTATCTATACGTTTAAGATCTTTATCAGTTATACTTTCTAAGTCTTTTTCCAGAATCTTATAAAGTGCTGACTGTTTTTTGATACTTGTTGACTTTAACTCATTAATCTTACTTTCGGCGGCAACTACTTTTTCTACTTGAGCTTCCACTTTTGCGTCCGCCGCTCTTCTAACAGATTCTGCAATACTTAACTGAGCAGCTTTAGCATCTTCAGCTCTAGCTAATGCTTTTTTCTGTGCAGATTCAGCAGCACTTTCTAAACCTGCTTTAAGTTGTCCAAACGCTGGTAATGCTTGACGAACTATAAGGGTGGCTATTCCACCTAATACTGTTAAAAGTGCTGTAGGGCTTTTTGATAAGTAATCTACCAAAGGTATAACAGCTTTATTAACTACTTCTAGTACCGTTTGCCCAACATTTTTTAATGTTGCTAAAAACTTTGAATAAGGGTTTGCATCTAAATCCAGAGAACCAAACTTTTTATTACCTTCATCTAATACTGCAATTGCAAAAGCTTGGCGACGTTCAAAGTCTGTTAACGATGTAGCAGCTCTACCAATACTTTGTGCATACTTTTGAACAGCTGGGTCTATTTTAGTAAAAATACCTAGTTCATCTAGTAATTCTGGTTCTAGTTTTGTAATACCGCGTGTAAGTCTACTTACAGCATCTTCCATACCAACACCCAAAGCTTGAGAAGCCTTTTTTGCTACGTTACCAAGCTCTAATACTTGTTTAGAGCTTAAGCCACTACTTGTAGCTTTGGTAACAGTTTCCATTGCTTCACGCATACTAATTGCGCCATCGGTTACTTCTACTAATTGTTTACTTAAAGTACCTAAAGCTACACCACTGCGAGCACCTAGTTGGTCCATACCTTTGACCAAGTTTGAGGTATCTGCTGCATTTTTAAGTGCTGTAAAAGCAGCACTTACAGCAAATAAATTAGCTGCGTATGTTGCATATAGACGAACCAAGCCACCAAGACCTTGTGCTTGGTTTGCAAAGTCACGAGCACTTGCACCAGTAGATCCTGTGCTACCACGGGCTCGCCCATACTCTTCTCCGCTCATTTGCTGTTGAGAACCAGTAGGGGCAGACTTGGCATAAACTGCGCGAGACCCAGGAGTACCTCCAGGTGTTGGTATATTCAGCGATTGGGCTGTTTGTTGAGTTGCTTTTAATTCTGAATGTATATCTTTTACATTCTTTAATGTTTTATTAGCGGTACCATTATCACTAATGTTTACGCCAATATTTACGTTTTGTGTGGCCATTTGTTCTCCTAATAGCGGGACACTTTCTATGATTAAAAAATAACCATAGATTTATAGTTAACACGATTATATCACATAGGCACAATTCTGTCAACCCAAAAATTTTTAGGTACAAAAAAGCCCACAAGCAGGCTACTGCTGTGGGCTAGTTCTTTTATTTTTATCGTGTATTAATTTTGAGCGAATACTGTCTATTTGCTGCAAAAACTCCAAACACAGTAATTTTTCTGCGTTGTCATTGATTTCATACACATCAAATAGTTTGAATACAATTGAGTAATCTTTACCTAAGTAATTACCACCCATAGGATCCCAATTATCTGAAAGTATATTATAAAGTACAAAACATTGTTGAGCTAAATCAGGTAGATCTTCTAAATCAACCGGTATCTCGTCTTCGTTGGGGTCTTGTCCCAACATTTCACACATTTCAAAGTAAGTTTCCTTTGTCATGTGAACGTCAGCGTTTTGTAAATATAACTTTATTGCAGCTTTTACTTCAGTTATTTGCTCGTAGAAAAGTTTCCCAGGTCTGTTACCTGTTCACTAATAAACGAGTCAAAGTTAGAAGAATTTTTCATTAGATATAAAGCATTTTCTTCTGAATACTCTAGTTCTGCTTGAGCATCTTGTCCAGTTAAATCAACAGGAGCCAATTGCTCTAAGTATTTTAGTTTTAAACCACTCCAACCTTTGATTGCGCTTTTAACATAAAGGTCTAAGAATACTTCGTCATTTAATTCTTCAACTGGTTGACGATTCTTAAAGCTGGTTTTTGTAGCTTTTTTGCGAATAGTTTGAAGTGTTTCACGACTTAAAAATGCTACTTGAACTTTAAAGTCCGGCATTCCTGGGTATTCTACCTCTAAGGCTTTGCTTGGTACTAAAAGTGTTTTCAGGGAAATATTTGCCATTTGGATTTTTATCCTATTATATAATGAAAAAGTAGGGGTGGTGATCAAGCCACCCCTTGTGTAAAAACTACACCAAATTAAGCGTAGTAACGAATTGCAATATCGTTAGTTTCTGTTAAGTCAAAGGTATTACCATCGACTGTAGTATTTGGAACCATACCTTGTGCAGTAAAGTTAATTGCAGTAGAAACAACTTGTTGAACGTCAACTGTTGGAACACTAATAACTGTTGCTGGCATATCTAGTACAACTTTAACAGTGTTAGCACCACCAATGTTGATTGTTAGTGCTGCCATTGGCTCAATTGTTGCAGAAGCTGCATTTAGCATATCGCTTAGTAACTCGCCAGTATCACGAGTACCGCCTGTACGTAGGTAAGCATTTAGTGTACCTGTAATAGCACGACTACCTGTGTAGTATGTAACTGGAGTGTTAACAGTACCTAGGTTAGCTGGTGTGATATAAGTAATATTGTTATTGATGGTAATAGAACCACCAGTAATAGCGATAGTGTAAACGTCACCAGCAGCACCTTGAGTAGCGCCTAGAGAGTCTTTGATACTATTAACTAGTGTTAGTGAAACGGTTGATAGTTTGTTGGTAATGTACTGTGCATCTGTTACTTTTTGTGTGTAAGTACCTGTTAGTGTACCACCACCAAAAGTACCACCAATAGCAGTAGCAGCAGTTGCTACTTGACGTAACTGAGTACCTTGACCAGTCCAGGCAGCTGTTGCAATAGCATCTAAGCCAAAGTCAACGCTTACTTGGTTCATTGCGGCATTGTCAACTGCATAAACAACCTGGTCAACAATAAATAGCATACCAAATTTTTGTAGTTGGTGCTTGTCACTGGCACTGCTAGAAACATAGCTAAAAGCTGCGTTTGTTGGTGCCCACGCTGATTTAAATAAACGAATGGTACCAGCTGTTTGGAAAGTAACTGCTGTTACAGCAGTTTTACCTGGGTTAATCAGCTCAATAGTAACGCCGCTAACAGCAGCTGTTTTAACAATACCAGCTGCATTTAAGAATGTTTCTTGACCTGCTGGAGTTGTAGTAGAGATACCACCAATAACAACTGTATCACCAATTGTTGGTAGTGTACCTGTAATTGCTGTACCAGCAAGTGTAACAGTTCCGGTACCTGTGGTATTATTGAATGCGTATGTTACGCCTGTAACTGCTGCTAATGTGCTGCTTGGGGTAGCACTAATAGCTTGATCACCAAATAGAGCGTTCCACAATACTGATTCTTCAGCAGTAATTGAACCAGCGGCATTTTTTGGGCGCAGGTAAGTTGACATAGCAAAATCAACTGGAGCTAAACTAGTGTTAAAGTTACGTTGACCACGAACAGGTGAAGCACCTGCTTCCATGATTGTAACTGTATCTGCGTTTGTGTTTTGTGAGAATGAGAAACCGTCTAATACTTGGATTTCTTGAGTATTGGCTCCAGTGAAGCCAGTAGAACCAACCTTACCGTTTGCGTCTACGTTTGTAGTAAAAAATACTTTACTATTACGAACTAAATTTAATGGCATAATCTTTCCTTTATGAGTTTATAGTATACTAAAGTACATCTACTAGATATTTATCTGCGTTAGTACTCATATACTACTTGGTTACATCTGCGAGTATCGCACTTGTAAATTAATTTCACCGACTGCATACGGAGCTAAAAGCCCTTCATCAGTTGTTATTGAGTTAATCAATATTTCGGTGGTCTCGTATCCTTTATCTGCGTCATATACCAATACACGATTGGCGTCAATAACAGTTTCTAAGTCTACTAGTAAGTTTTCTAGATCTTCTTGTGCGGATTCACCGCGACAATATACTTTTACCGAGACGCCTAGATAACACCACGTAAAGTCTCCTGGTAAATATTCACGCTGCTCCGAACCAGGAGTTAAATACACAGCGGGAAAGTCTTCTACTTCGTCCCAGAATTTTAATTTGGGATAAGCATTGTTGAATAGGTTTATATTGTACGGCTCTTGGCCGTCTATAAGCTTAAACTTTTCAGTTAGAGCTTTTACTATTGAGGTTCTGCGACTCATATGTTTACGGCCCTTAAACGATTGCTTACTTGTTGAGCAGCTATTTCACGAATTGATTTGCTTATCAGCAATTTAGGGTCACGGGTTTTTGGACTGCCTTGTAGGCCTCCGTCACTAAAAGTAGCATACGGATTTTTCATATACGAATAAAAAGCGGTTATCATTCCTGCTCTAGATTCACTTAAACGTTCTACTTTTGCACTTTCTGCTAAGCGTCCACTACGTAAGTTTAATATGTCGCGGCGACTGCCACTTCCCATGTTTTGTTTTATTTGCATTACCAAGTTAGCATTTAATAATGCTTGCAAACTTGACAATGATTCTATATACTCTGGACCTTTAGAAGCTTGTGCTTTTATAGTTGCAGTTATAGAGTTTAATTTTTGTTTTACAACTGATTTTATCTTTTTTGGTTTAGCTGCCCCAGCCTTTTTTAAAGTCTTGTTGGCTTTAGCATTAGATTCACCAGTTTTTAAGCGTATAGTAGGATCTAGTCCTTTGGCCATACTTTTACTTATATGCTCAAGAATAGTATCTGAGCCTTTTGAGTTTATTAAGTCCTCAAATATTTTTGTTGTGGCAGAAGCTTGAGCCAGTGCTTTTTGTAGTCCAGGACCAATATTGGGTTGCTTAGATAGAACGGCTTCACGATCTTTTATATACCCATTAATTTTTTCTAATTCTGTAAATAGTTTCTGTACTGCTGTACCTGCGGCTTTTGCTCGCCCAGGCTTTGAAATATCAGACTTTATAGCTTTAATAGCATTAGATAAATATCTGCCTGCAGTAGAAAGTAGCTGACCAACATCTTGGTTACCCTTTTCTCCGCCAACGGTACGGGCAAACTGAACTTCGGTAGTCAGTCTAAGCGAAACAGAGTTTTCATACAAACGTTTGTTAGTACGTAAAAATAGTTCTGGATCGTCGTAAATATTACTACTTAAAAAGTCTGCTGTAGTAGCTAAATCTATTGCTGCTTGAACTATGTTTGCTACTTCAGTGTCGCCACCAGCAACACTAAATGAAGTTTTATTTTTTACACCAAAAGTACGTAGTAATCTACCAGTAAAAACGCCAGTTAAGTGACCTGCGTTAAATAAAGCTTTTAATTCTTTTGTGAATACTTTAGGGTCAATACCTGTTAAATCTGCTTTAGTTTTAACGTATTCTGTAAAGTATTCTACAAGAGTACCATGAGGTATATTTTTTAATACTAATAAGTCTCGACTAGTATCACCTGACGTATTTTTACCTACAATTAATCTTGTAGCAGTCTTACCAAGTCTAACTGGTGCAGTATACTCAAAATTAGGGTCGGATCTACTAGAACTTTTTGTAGGGACTTGTTTGTCACCATAAGTATCTAGTATAAAAGTTACGAAATCTTCTAAATTTAATCCAGCTATTATCTCGTCTGTAAGACCAATAATATTAGATTCAATATTATATTTATTTAATGAATCTTTTAACTTATCTAAGGCACCCCTAGACATAATACTTTCATGCTTACCTTTTACAGTATCAGTATCTTTACGAATACTTTCTTGTGAAGCATAATCTAAGTGCGCTGTTTGATTTCTTACATTTAACTGTAGTTTTCCGCCATTAGTTATAGCGTTTTCAATACTCTCTGCTATTTTATTTTGCAGAGTTGCACTCATTTCTCCTACACTCATGTATAGTCCGATACATATTGGTCCAATACACGTTTAATATGTGCTGGAAAGTTAGTATTCATAATATACTCTAGCTGTACACTGCCGCCTGAACCAGGGGATTTGTTGTTGTGTACAGAGGCGTCATTTTTACGGTAGTATGTAACTAAATCTAGTGCAGCTAGTTTTAAGTCTTCTGGAGTCGTTTCGTAGCCTGCAAAATAAGTAACAACATAGCCGTTTATTAGTGCAGGAAATCCTGTATTAGATAATGAAACTACGCTACCATCGGCAGCATCTAATACCCAGTCTGTAAACTCTGTTAAGTTTGCGTATGTCTGTCCGTAGTCTGTGCTTTTTTCAACCGATAAAATTTGTACAACCGGTGCTTCTTTTAATAGTATCTTTTCAAAACCACCAGAAGTTTTTTCTGCCAAAGGCTCATCGTAGTAATCAATAAAAGTTCTACGGCAGTACGTTTTAATTAAGTCCGAAATTTTTGGTATTAGCAGGTCGATTTCTGAATCTTGATTCGTACTAGAGATACCTGCGTAAGTTTTATATTCTGCTTTTGTTATAAGGTTCTTACCCATAAATATCCCTTCTTGTCTTTTATAAGAGCTCATAGAACCCTTATAAAAGACAAGGAACCGAAGTTCCTTGTCAAATATATTAAGCTACGTAACGTAGAGCTGAAACGCCAGCACCTAGGTTAGTTGTAACTTGAGTCATACCAGTACGCAGACTTGCAACCATAACTTTACGTTGTGTTTCAACTAGGTCTTGTGTGTCGATACGCAGACCACGCTGGTTACCAACAATGAAGTTACCTGGGTGATATACAAGTGCACCAGCAGCACCGGCAGCTTTGTCTTCAAACTCAGCAGATACTAGAACTGGAGTGTTACCAACTGTACCGATTTGGCCAGTTAGAACAGTTGCTTGTGCACCAACTTTGTCCATTGTTTGGAAGATTGGATCTTCTAACAGGTCGTAGTAGTTTTCTGTGCTTACGACATAAACTAGTTCTGCTGGGTCTAGACCCCAAGCACCTAGATCACGACGCATTTGTTGCAGCTTAGCAACAGTCATTTTAGCAGCATCAGAGATATCTAGAGTTACGGCGCTTACTGCGTCATAAGCAACTAGACCTTTAACTGGATCGCTACCGCTGTTTGTACCACGTAGCATAGCGCGATCAACTGCGCGGGCAACACGACGGATCATAGCGTCACGAACAACAGGCAGAATAGCAATTAAACTGTCTTCTTCTTCTTCGTAAGCCATGTATTCGTTTGTAGCAACTTTGTACGCATTTAGAGTGATCTCTTTTAATGCGTGTGTTGCATTGTTACCAGTAGAAGCTGTTGTACCAAATGCTGTGTTAGCCATCCATGTTGCAACACCAGCTTCTGGGTTTACAGGAATAGTCATAACGTTAGTTTGCATTGCAATGTTACGCAGAGTAGGGCCAATGACTAAACGACGACGAACTTCGTTTTCCATATTTAGGCTAACTTCTAGTTCCCAAGTTGCGCTTGGAACGTGAGCACCATACTTTTGTACCATTTCACGGCCAAATTTGGTGTCTTCTAGAGATTTACCAGCAGCCTTAGCTAGCAGAACTGCCTTTTCTTTGTCTGCATAAGACATTTCACCAACTTTACCGTCTGTGAATTGCATACGTGACTTAGTAATAGCTTCTAGCTCTTTAGACTTTTCAGCCAGAGCAGCTTCTAAACCGGCTAGAGCAGACTTGCTTGATTCAGCTTGTGCTTCTAGGCGTTTTTCAACTTCAGCTAGCAGCTTCTCAGCGCCAGTTTCAGTTGGAGTTACAGCGGCAACAGCAGCCTTAACGCGTGCTTCGAAATCAGCGTCAGCTTTTTCTTTTGCAGCTTTTTCTGCAGCAGCTTTTTCTTGAGCAGCTAGCAGGGACTTAGTGGCTTGCTCAGCAGCAGCGGCCATCATCTTTTGTAGTTCTTCTGGAGTCATTTCCAATTCCTTCTTAATATCGCTCTTTGCTTCGCCGGAGGCTTCTAGCCCTTTAGCTGAGTCGCTTGGGGTAGCAAATTGCATTTTGAAACTCTTAAATTCTTCGGCCGTATCAAACGCCTTAGAAAGACTAAATAGTGTATTTTGATTTGCTGGCACAGACACAACTGAGATTTCGTGTAGTTCCAGTTCTTTTACAACAAACAGCTCTAAGGCTGAATTATATTCCGCATCAACGATACGAAAACCAATGCTAAAGGCGGTTAGCACGCCGTCTTTTACAAGATTAAAAACATCTTCAGCTGCTGCGGAAATTCTTGCTTTTACATACAAGCCTTTCTCGTCAACACGGTGATCTGTCATTCGTCCAACCGGCTCATCGTGGTCATGGTAAGCAAGAATTACTGGATTTTTCAAGTAATTCTTAATACCGGCTTCCCACACGCTGGCTGGAACAACGTCTCCGTGTCTGTCAACGTCGTTGGTTGAGGCGTAACCTTCAATGGTTACGCTATCAATTTTGCCGTCAGCAGTTGGTAGAGGTTCACTCTTAGTAAAAGAACTGTTTAAAAACAGCACTTTATTTTTATCTACCATAATACCCCTTTGTGTTATTCCTTAGCGGAGGCGGGTCGTCCTCCAGTACTAGGATTTGCGGCTGAACCTGCAATATTTGCAGGAATTCGTAAATCATCGTTACCAGTTATTGTGGTATAACGTAACTCAGTACGAGCTTCGTTTGGTGTAATAATACCGGCATTAACTAGTGTGCTGTGATACGCAGCAATGTCTTTTAGCTCTGGTTGTAGGGCGCTAACGGAGCTAGTAATAGCTTCTACGTCATAACCAAAATAACGCTCTACTGCACTAATAAACTTACGATTAATTGGTAGTACTGTTTCTAAGTAGAACAAACGTAAGTTAGGCGAGATGTTAGCATTATTACCGCCTTCTAGTAAGATAGGCGGTACACCAATTGCTTGTGTGATTTTTTCTGCATGAGTTTTGATGCTCTGATCAAAATCCATGTCTTTGAAATTTGTTTGGGCCAGTGCGTGCGGCTTTAGTCCACTATCCAAGATAACAGGACGCTTGGCACCTAGCTTGGTATTGTATTTTTGTAGCCAGTACTGAATTGTCTTTTCTTTGGCAACTTGCGACAGCGTATTATCAGTAGTAAGCACTAAACCAAATATAGCACCGTTGTCAAAGAAACTTTCCTGAAACTGTTGCATTGAGTAAAGAATATTCACTGAACGCTCAGCACTTTGTAGTCGGCTAGCTCCACGATAAATACTGTCTGAACTCAAATCTCGAAAGTAAAATACTTCTGATTCAGTAAAATCAACCGCACCGTTGTAACGAAACCCACGAATAAACGTTTTGCTATCTGTTAAGATTTCTACAGCTGCTGCAGGTAAGTGATACATAAAAGTACCGTCAAAGTGTACAAACGCGTTGCCTTCTAGGACAAAGTCTGTGAACAGTGCAGTACGAAAATCTTGTGCGCTTTGATACGGATTAGGGCGAAAGTTAAGTAGTGTATTAAGCGTCTTTTGACGAACACCAACTACAACCCCATCATGTACTTTATCTTTAATGTCGTAGTCCAATGAACTACAAGCAGAAGTCAACATATTAACAGGTCTGTTAACTGACTCCAACTTTTTAAATGCTTGTGTGTAAGCTATTTTGGCAACTGTTCCGACTTGGGAACCTTCGCCTTCTGCAATTCGTGTCTGCGCAGGATTTAGTTTTTCGCGAAACCAATCTGCACTTCTTGTAAATATATTCATCGTGTTCCCTATATAAATCTTGAGAACAGTGAGATGTGATTAGAAGCAACTACGGAACGCTCACCTGAAACGTGCTTTTCTCGCTGTAGGTCAATCCAACGCTGCTGTTTGGGCTCTGAGCCAACTGCAGGAGCTTTACCGTATACGGCGTGTAGTGCTACATGATGCGGATTACATAGGGTGTAAACCTTTTCATATAACTCAATTTTATGCTCTGCAATAAATTCATCACGAACAGCTAAAATGCCTTCGTCAGTTGAGATATCGTAACCGTTTCTGTCGGCCCACGTTTCTAAGAGTATTGTTATCGAATGTAAGTGGTGTAGTTCCAAGTCTTTTGTACTATCACAAATAAAACACTCGGATTTTTTATCGTATGCCGCCTTCGCGCGATCGCGAACCCACTTAACCGGGATACGTTTGTTTGTGTTCTTGGCCATTTTTTATTTGGACCTTCGGAGATTACTAGTATTATACATGGTTAGCACAAAAAAGTCAATACCCGAATTTTTGTTGCAGGTCGGACATTTTAACTTGAACGTTCGGCCAGAATCGAGTATAATATAATTTTATGGGAAAACTCATGGCCTCAGGAATATATAGATTAACGTTTAGTTCGGGTAAATACTACATTGGCAAGTCACTGGACTTGGAAACCAGATGGAAACAGCACTTTAATAAATTTGCCACAGGCAAAGCAGCACGACCAATGCAAATTGAGTACGATCGTTGTGGCTTGCCCAAAACAGAAGTACTAATCTACTGTCACAAAGACCATATTGACATACTAGAAGAGTTGTTAATCGACCAAGAAAAAAGCTTGGATATGTTAAACACAACTTATCCGGCGGTAGAACGTACTGATGAAGTAGCTATATTAATCAATAAAAGTAAAGAACTACTACACTTGAGTACCATACAGCACTTGGAGATTATTCATGGTGCTCAAGCCGAAATAGATGCTGCAGATCAAAAGCAAGCAGCAGCAGAAGCACTTGTAAAAGAGTACAAAGAAGCTGGTTATATTATTGATAGCGACTATACTGAAGTAGTAGACGCAGCACAACACTGGCACGATGAGTATAAAGAAGCTGAAGCCGAGCTCAAGCGATTAAACAAACTCAACTGGTTTGACAGACTTTTTAATTACAAAGTATATGTATAAAGAGCATAACGAATTGCATCAGCCATGTGAGAGTAGTCATCATGCTTTGGACGTTCTTTCTGTAAACCTTCTTTGGTATCCCAGCGATACTGGTCAAACACCGCTAATGCGTGTGTACAGTGAGGGGCTACTTTTAAACGATTCTGAGCCACCAGTGTTTGCACATATGCAATTCCGGGTAAGACATCCTTTTTAGCTTTGGTTGATGCCAAGTCGTAGATGTATGCAAGGTCTGAAGCAAACTGTGCTGCTGCACTATCAATAAAGATTGTTTCCACACCCCACTTACTACAAAGCTCGCGGAAACTTTCTGCGTGTTGTGCAGTGGTTGCTTCATTTTCCAAGTACTCATCCACAATCCAAAACACGTCATTAACCGCATCATAGATGATTACAACAAAAGCAGTATAGTCACGATAGCCAGGGTCACAGCCAGCAATAGCCTCACCTATTAAATCTGGTGGCACTTCACAAACATCCGTTTCAGCTAGCGAGTAAATTTGACCCTCGAACACTGTGAAGCTGGCCAAGTATTCTTGTTCAAATTCAGCTTTGCTCATCGACTTGCGAGCTTCAGCCACATCCGACTCAGCCATGCGAGTGTTCTCCGAATAGTCAGCCTGTAGGCTAACCCATTCAGGAAAGTTTGAGTCAAATCCACGATTCCAAAATTGGCTGAACCAGTTGTTGCGACCACGCGGTGTGGAGATAAAAATTGCCTTGGCATTTGGCTTGTCTAGTGTAGGTCGAAGTGCCACATTGAAAGCAGCTTCTCCATCCGAGCCCAGCGCTGCTTCATCAAATATAATAAGATCGTAGCTACGACCCACACAACTATCGACAGTAGACAAACTGCCCATACGTATGGTAGAACCATTTGAGAGCTCAATGATTTTGTCCTTTAAGTTATCGCGCGACACTTCTAAGTCAAAGTGCTTGATTAATTTGCGTTGTAGCTCAAACGAAATGCCGGATAGGTTATAGTTGGGCGACATGATTAAGACATTACATCCAGGTACCAAACTCACCAGCTGGCCTACCACGTTGGCTATGTAGGTTTTACCCAATCGGCGCGCAAGCGCGGCGCATACAAAACGGTACTTGGGGTCGTTGACTGCGTTGATTAGTGCGATTTGGGGTCGGTTGATTGACTCGTAAATACCCAACAACTTCAAGTAGTTGGTAATAGGCAGCTTGATAAATCGTTGACCAGCATCAAACTCTTGAATCTCATCACAGTTAACGTCAGGGCGACTGATAGTTAGCATTGCGAACCTCGCAGTACAGCAACTATGCGATCTGCAATATTGCAAAACCACTGAGCATCATGTCCACGAGTGGTTTCTGCGGCCACTCCAATACGAATTCCCGAAGTTTCTGCAAAACCACGAGTCTCACCTGGAACACCGTTTTTGTTAACTGTGATACCCACCAGCTCTAAGCGATCAGCAAGCTCACGACCACTCATGGACTCGGTTCTCAAGTCTAGTGTAAACAGGTGTGAATCAGTGCCCGAACTAACCACAGCTACACCATGTTCTAAGAATCGTGCGCACATTGCACGTGCGTTGGCAACCACAGCACCGGCATACGCCGCAAACTCTGGTTCGAGAGCTTCACTAAAACACTGTGCTTTGGCAGCAATTGTGTGCATTAGCGGACCGCCTTGTGTGCCTGGAAATACTGCGGAATTGATACGGCGTGAGTATGCCTCGTCATTCCATAGTATAATGCCACCACGTGGTCCTCTGAGAGTTTTGTGTGTGGTACTAGTAACCACATCTGCACTTGGAAATGCATTGGGATAAGCACCGCCCACAATCAATCCCGAATAGTGTGATACGTCGCATACTAAAATGGCACCTACACTATCCGCGATTGTACGAAATTTGGCCCAGTTGATCACACGCGAATAGGCGCTGGCACCAGCAATTAGTAGCTTGGGTTTGACTGTTTCAACCAGCTTTTGCACAGCCGCATAGTCAATCATTCCACTAGCATCCACACCATAACTAACAGATTTAAACCAAGCTCCACTTACATTAACACCAGCTCCATGCGATAAGTGTCCGCCAGAACTCAAGTCCATGCCAACCACACAATCACCGGGCTGTAAAAATGCTTTGAACACTGCTAAGTTGGCGTTGGCTCCACTATGCGGTTGCACATTGGCATACGCACAATTAAACAGTTGTGTGGCATATTGAATGGCTAGGGTTTCCACAGCATCAACGTGCTCACAACCATTGTAATAACGACGGCCTGGTAAGCCTTCTGCATACTTGTTGGTTAACACACTGCCACAAAGTTCCTGCACAGCACTACTGGTAAAGTTCTCTGACGCAATAAGTTCAATGGTGTTAGCTTGACGCAGAGTTTCAAGTTCAACTAGGGTTTGTAATATTTTGTTCATGTTATACGCCGTCTCCTGAAATCAGCTTTGAAATAAGGCTAGAGTACTTTGATCCGTCTAAGCCTTCGTTGATTTGAACATTAACTTGCTTTTGTGGGCCGCTAGGACCACTGCGCAGTTTCTCCAATTGAATTTCTCGGTCTAGCAAGTCCATGCTCATTTTATGCGATATTTGCAGCAATTCAGCAATATCTTTGGTTGACCCTGTACCGGCTTCATGCAGCTCTTGAAACTTTTGTTTGATTAAGGCATCCATGGCCGCACGCATTTCAAACTTGTTGTTGAATCCAGTATCCATAAAAACATGGTCGATATAGGCCTTGACCTCACGGCGCCTTAAAATTTCGGTGACCAAGTCCGGGGTGAGATCCAGCTCGTATGCGACCTTTTTGGCGTCTTGCACTTGTAAATAGCAATTGGCCACTTCCAAGGCTTCCGGGGCGATTTGTACAGTGGCAGCAGGTAAGTTTTGTGTCATAAATTTGTCCTCTTGGGGCGATTATAGCATGAAGGGCACCGCGGCAGCAAGTGGGAATTTTGGGGTGGTCGGGAAAGTTTGGGACGGTGGGGGCGGTTTGCTGCAGCTTAGGGTCGATTGGGGCGTGTATTGGCACCGTGAATGGTTTCGGATTTTTTTATCATAGGCCGCGTGTGGGTGGGCCCACTGGCCTATATGAATACTTTAGTCTACTAACCGCCCTATGTGTACTTTTGTTTTCAAAGCAATTTGTGAACCAACTACCTCATAGGGTAACTACCTAGAAAATAATTGTCCAAATGCTTGCACAACCGAAAAACCCTGATATAATAGATACATCGCAACAAGGAAACGATATGACAAACAAGACAAAAGAATTTTTGGATTTGGCACTCTCAATGGCTTGCATTGCCTTGCCTTTTGTGTTATACTTTGCTTTTGTGATGAAACCTTAATTAACCCTTGACTTTTCAGGAGAAAACAATGACTGCAAAAACTGTGAACTATACCCCCGAGCAAACTGCCCAAATGGTTGCCGACTATCAAGCCGGTACTACTGTGGAGGCTATCGCTGAAACACTGGGCAAGACTGTGCGCTCAGTTGTTGCGAAACTGTCACGCGAAAAGGTTTACCAAGCCAAGACCTACAAAACCAAAACGGGTGAGGCCGTGGTTAAAAAGGATGAATTTGCAGACTACATTGCCCAGGCATTGGGCATGGGTGAGGCTGATGCCGACTCCTTGACCAAGGCCAACAAAACGGCATTGAAAGCAATCGCTGATTTCATCAAGGCTGAAAAGACCTGATAGATTGCAGGGGATTAGATCCCCTGCATTTTTTGTGATATAATAAACCCATGAACACAAATCAATATATTGTCGGCAATATGTCGGGCGCATACTATGATGCCATTATGAACTCATGCCCTGCATGGGTTTGGACGGATTCCGAATTTGAAGATTATTTTGCAATGATGACAGGGGCTTAACATGAAACAATTTATTGATTATCTCCAACTTAAAAAGCCCATTACACTCAGGATTATTCCACGCATTAATCCTGAATGTGATGCTGAATATGAGGCAGAATATACAGAACGTGGCAAACTATGCGAACACGTTATTACTGTTTATACAAAAAATCCAACACGGGATTTTGATGTATTAATTGCCCATGAATTAATCCATGCTTGGCAGGAAGAAAAGAAATTAACCGAAATTCACGGGCCTGCATTTATTAAACGTGCGCGCAAAATGGAAAAAGATTTTGGTTTGCGTGAAATTTATATTTCGGGAATTGATGAGGAATGAATACCAAGGTTTGCAAACCAAAAATGAATACTTTTGTTTGCAGATTTGCGCCAATATTATAGCATATAATATTGGCCCGTGTCAAGGGCTTTCCCATAAAAACAACACATTTAATTGTAACAGTCGGGGAAAATTGTTACACTTTATTTTGTGGAAATAGGGGACAATCGGGAAAATTGGGGTTATAATACATACATACCGCAACAAACAAGGATGCAAAAAATGGCAAAGATTACTAAAGTTTCAATTTACGACATGGATGGTACTATTGTGTGTTCACTTCACCGTTATCGTACCATTGTTGACGAAAATGGCGAGCGTATTGATTTGAATTACTGGCGCGAAAATGAATACCGCGCAATGGATGATTCGCTTTTGCCATTGGCCCAACAATATCGCCAAGATTTGAAGGATGAAAATACTTTTGTGATTATTGCCACTGCCCGCGTTTTGCGTGAAGCTGATAATACATTTATTCGTGATATTCTCGGTGAACCTGATTATATTATCTCACGCATGGATGGAGATACTACTTCAGGCGGTAAATTGAAAATCGCGGGTTTGGCTAAATTCTTTAATTTGAAAAACTTTCGTGATGCTGAATTTACTTTTTATGAAGATAATACCACCTATTTGAAAGCGGTTTGTGACCGATTCAATATCCGTGGGGTTTATGTTCCAAGCAAACAAGGTCACTAAAATATAATCCCTTCGGGGATTATATAATCAAATTAATCTGGAGAATATAAAATGGCAACCATCATTATGTCGGCTGATAAAGTTATTGAAGCGGCTGAAAAAACAATTGCATTTATTTTAGCAAAACGCAAAACTAAAGATGAAAAGGCAATTAATCGGCGTATGGCTGATAAAACATTTAGCTGGCGTAAAGGTTTCTATTTTATGAATCGTGAGCAAGCGATTAACTGGCTAGACAATAATAGTTATTTTGGCTGGCACTCACAATATGCTTGGCAAGATTTGGAAAATGCCAATAAATTATTGTTATTGGCTAAATATGGTAATCCAGTTACATTAAATGAGGAAGATACTAGAATTTTATTTGGCTGGCAAGATTAATACTTGGGTTTGCAAACCAAAAATGAGTACTTTGGTTTGCAAGTTTGCGCCAAAATTATATCATATAATTTTGGCCCCTGTCAAGGGGTTTCGCCAAAAAACAACAAAAATAATTGTAACAGTCGGCGGCGATTGTTACAAATTAAATTCAAAAAATTTTGCGTGGGGCTGGCTTTTGGGGCAAAACCCGTGTATAATACATTCATTGGAGCAAAACGCTACAATCTGCGAATTCCGGCAGTATCCGGTAATTGGAAACTAAATGGCTAAAAAACAATTCTTCGCAATTCTTGACACTGAAACCACAATTGAAAATACTGTGGCCGATTTTGCCATTATTATCGTTGACCGTCAAGGCAAAATTCATAATCAATGCGCTGTTTTGGTAAATGAACATTATGGCAATTTTGAATTGTTTCACGACAAAAAAGCAAATGATATTTGGGGTTATGCGGGTTTGGAAAAACGCAAAGCAAATTATGTCAAAATGCTTGATAATGGCACACGTATGCTTGCAAGCGTGAATGCCATTAATAAATGGATTAATCAAGCCATTGGCAAATATGACCCGATTTTGACGGCATATAATCTGGCTTTTGACTTGGATAAATGCCAAAATACCAATATTGATTTGTCGGGTTTCTCAAATAAGTTTTGTTTGTGGCAAGCCGCAATTGGCAATATTTGCAATAAAAAACAATATCGTGATTTTGTTTTGCAAAATCACCTTTTTAATAAGCCTACTGAATTTCGCAATATGACGTTTTCCACTACGGCTGAATCAGTTTGCGGATTTATTGATGGTGAATTTAAAATCGAGCCGCATACTGCATTGGAAGATGCCCGTGATTTTGAATTGCCGATTTTGCAAGCCATTGTAAATAAGCGTGACTGGCGCGAGAAAATGACCCCATATAATTGGAAACAATTTCAGGTAAAAGACCACTTCAAAGCCGCTTGATTATCTGGGCGATTATATGAAAGCATTATATATAATCGCCCTTTGCCTTCATTTATTGGAGGAAAAGCGGCTAGAAACAAAATACGATATTAACCCTTTTCAAATTCAAACTGTCACGGAGATTATATAATGGAAACTATTGGCTGGATTGGTTCGATTTTATTGGCATTTTGCGGATTACCTCAGGCAATAGAATCATTTAAAACCAAAAACTCTGACGGATTAACTTGGGGATTTTTGATTATGTGGGGCGTGGGAGAATTATTTACAATTGTTTATATTATCCCAAAATGGCATTGGCCCTTGATATTTAATTATACTGCAAACATAATATTTATCGGGATTATCTTATATTATAAGATTAAACCCAAAAGATAATAAAAGCCCCATTATGGGGCTTTTGGCATTTTGAAAACAAAAGTTTGCATTTGCAAAAATGAATACTTTTGTTTTCAAAACTGCGCCAATATTATACTATATAATATTTGGCCGTGTCAAGCATTTTTTAATAACTTATTTTTTGTGTGTGTTTAAAAAACAACACGTTTTCGTGGTACAATCTCAGCATGGACAAAAAAGCCTTACTCAAACACCTGAAACTCGAAACTGTAATGATTTGGGATTCACTTTGCGAACTTTATACACCTTTGGTTCACTACAATGAACCAAAAATAGAACTTAATCCTTACTTGTGGCGTTGCGCTGGACAATGCTTTCAGGCTGAAAACCGCATACAATTGGGTTACAAATTTTTCAAAGCTAAAACAGAATACTTCAATAACATGATGGATGTAATACTTCCGCATGAAATTATACATCAAGCCGATTTCGATTTGTTTGGAGAATCAGAAAAAATTTGCGGGCATGGTAAAAAATGGCGTGAAATTATGGTAAACTATGGGCTTGATGCTAACCCCTATCACTCAATGGAAATCAGAAAAAATGCTTAATATCTTGTCTTGGTTTGGTACTTTTGTTTCAATTTTGGGTTCGTTTGCAGTTGCAAGCGCAATGTTTAAAATTGGCTATGTTTTGTTTACTTTTGGTTCACTTTCATGGCTGATTGTGGCCTTTTGTAAACGTGACAAGGCACTTGGTGTACTAAACGGTACATTTTTCTGTGCCAACCTTTTGGGAATTTATAACAATTTTTTCTGAATACCAAATACCTCACCCGCGCAAGCGGGTATTTTTTTGCCCAAAATTTTTTGTACTACTTTTGTTTTAAGACAAAATTGAAAACAAAAGTAGTACTGGCTGCGCCAAAATTATATCATATAATTTTTGCCCGTGTCAAGGAAAAAATGCAAATAATTTGCGCTTTGTTACAATTTATTTTTGGCAACTGTTACACTTTAATTTATCCAAACTTGAAAATTTTGGCCCAATCCGTGTATAATAGATACATACCGAAGCAAAGGGCAAACGGTTAAAAAAGGAAATTAAAATGGAAAAGACTAGCAAAACTGTCAACTATACCCCAGAGCAAACCGAAAAAATGGTGGCCGATTATGCGGCTGGCGTGACTGTGGAAACCATCGCCGAAAGCATGGGCAAAACCGTTCGTTCGG